GTTGTCATATTTGTCGATGCAACCCATTTTTTTCAGGAAGTCTACACAAGCATGGATATATTCCCATCTTCCTGTTGCATCTGCGTTTCTTCCGTTTTCCACCATCTTTTTATAGGCGTTGAACAGGTCGTATTCATATTCACGATCCTTGAAAAAGTAATTCATTACTTTCTTTTTCTCCTCGTTGATTTTGCTCTTGCGGTCAGTATTTTTTGTTTCTTCCTGTGTCAGTTTTAATTTAATTGCGTGTACTGCTTCTTCTTCTTCAGGTGTACGAGGTCTATTGTCCTCTGTCGCACATCTTTCGTCGATGGTTTCAATCTGTTTCATCAGACCAGCCACAACATTTGTGTAGTGATTAGCCAGTCGAGCCTGAGCAAGATACAGCACCTGATAAGTTTTGAGGTACTGGATTGTCAACTGAGTGACATTGGAGAAATCAACTTTCTTCACTCTCATGTGTACTCTACCAACTGTCTGCATCTTTGTTGTCTTAGTTGTTTTTGTTGTGGATTTTTTTGTTGTTGTTGTTTTTGTTTTGTCTGTTGTTGTCATAATGACGACCACCTTTCATGTATATAGTTGAGTAATATTATTGAGGTGTATGTATACACCCATATACCTATATACTTATCAATATATAGTGTATGTATATATACATTAACACCATATACTGATGCATATATAGGTATAAAGCTGAATACTTACAACCAAACCACAATCATGCTCATGCTTCTTCCCCTTCCTAGCGTCCTTCTCCGCCGTGTGCATCTTCTGTACGAGGTGACGCTAACGGCTGATGTTGTTTAGCATTATTATTATTCACTCCTTCCCATGCTAAGTGTGTCATCAGCGGTTTCACCTGCAACGCACCCAACAGTATTGATGCGTCTTGTGTACTGGCAATTTTTCCTCACTGCCAAAGATGTATAGGTTCACTGTTATCCCTACAAGCATTTATTCCGATTTCCTAGAAGCCCTCAATTTCTTGTAGTCATCTATTGCGGAAATCTTTATTGTCAATGTGCTGTTGTACTTGTCATGCAAGTACCAACCGAGTTGCAATCTGATTACGGCAACGCCTAGCATAAAACACACATCAGATTTCGGCTGTTTATTAACCGCCCCTCAAAATAGGGTGGAGTGACGGTTTTTATTAAATCGCTCCTAGGGAGTTGAACCCTGCAAAACTGTACCGACAGAGAGCGAAAAAAATTGACCAACTATGGAGTTGATCCGGAATAAAATGGCATAAAAAAAGTGAGGGGTTTTTACACCCCTCGACTTTGGTTGCACTCATTTCTGAGGCAGTCCTGCAAAATATTCATCGACTTGTTTTGTTGTGAATACCAATTCGCCCTTGTTGGCTTTCATGAAGGCGTCACGAGCTTTAGTGGTATCAAAACGCCATTCTTTCGCATCTTTATTCCACTTTGCTCCGTTGTTTTTAAGTACGGAATTGATATACATTCTGAAGCCTTTATGTCTTACATAACCGCCATCGGCATATTCGTATTCGATACCATTTTTGCCGAGTTTTGTGAAAGTAATTGTATTACTTTCGCCGTACTCTTTTTTAGGCTCTGCTTTCTTGCTAGGCTTTTCTGCTTTAGCAGAAACCTTGTCGGCTTTCAATTCGTCAATCTGTTTTTGCAGATTGTTTGTTACTTCCATGAGTGTAATCATGCTATTGATTAACTCATCTTTTTTCATTTTTTTCAGTGTGTTGACTACATCGTTTCTTGTTACTTCGTTGTTGTTTGTTGTGTTGTTGTTTGTTGTGTTTGTCATACTTAAAACCTCTTTTCTTCGATGTCCCTCAATGGGATAGTTATATAGTTTCTACCACCGCCGTCGGTGGCAGGTACATAGTACCGAAAATCGAGGCTGTCTTGCAAAATTTTGAGGGTCGAAAAATGGGCATTTTACGAAAATTTTAGGAGCGTAACCGGGGGTACAAAAAACCTTGATTTTCCGGGCTTTTTATATATACAGGGGGAGCTAGTCCCTCCACAAACTCACCCAAAATCTCAACTTCCGTCCAAATCTCCTCATCTTCACCCTCATGTTTTCATCATTTGATAGATTTTCGGCAAATGCGTCCTAAATATCGAAAACAAATTAAAAAAAGGTATGCTAGAATACCCCTACAAAAAACTAGGGAAATTCCAAGCATACCCTTAAAAACAAACGGTAAATAAGTATAAATTTTAAAAAATTAGATAAAAAGCGGAAAAACACATATCATTGAAGCTCGATGATCAGAAAACACACGGAGTTCTCCTGTTGAAATATTGGTTTGCTAAAAAATGAATACCCGATAAACCAAGGAGAAAGCAATATGAAACAGGAGAACCTTATTCAATGATTTGTTTTTTCATTGAGCGCTGCTACAGCAGAGCGAAAAACAGCAAAGCATCTTTTCACTGATCAACATGGCCGAAAAATCCATCAGTTGGAAAAGTGCTTTGTGTGTTAACAACAACAGATATAATTTAACAAATGAGATCTTAGCTGAGTTCGTACCACATATTCTCTTTTCTGGCAACCTTACATTGTAGTGGTACTCCTCTTTCTCATTCCTTGCGACATTCGCAAGAAAAGAGAAAATCGTTATATTATTATATATAGCTTATTATTAAACATTGTTTAACTATATAGCTTAATATTAAACATGGTTTACTAATAAAAAGGTTTACTAATAATCTTGGTTTACTATTCTATATTCTTTTTAAATTGTTAACACAATTTAAAAAATCGTATCTAAAAAACAAAAGAGATTATTAAACAATGTTATAATATATCTAAATAAATATATATATTAGTAAACAATAATCTATAATATCTACTTAAAGATATTATTAGTAAACATTATTTATATATAATATATAAATATTATAATATATATAATATATATATTAATATATATAATACAATAGATATTAGTTATAGATATAATAATTATAAATTTAATAAATTATATAATATATATAATTATAATTAGATATAATAGTACAATTATGCAACAACCTTTTGGCTTCAAATTGTTGATATTTCACAAGACTTCTGCTATAATCACATTAAGCGTTGATTCCGCACATCAATGCGAAACAAAACGAGGTGAGCACAATGGTTCAAAAAGATGAACAAGAAATGCATATCACCGCAATGCGGACAGACGAATATGCATAGCTATACTGTTCTGATACTACATGGATCACTAAAATGGAGAAACTGGTCGAAGCCAACCCTTCCCTATTTAGTATTTACTCAGAGGATGCTTATGGCAAAACCTATAAGTTTCCCAAAAGATTAATCACCATCAGAAGTAAGATTAGAGATGTTCCGCCAGAGCAAGCTGAACGGATGTTGGCAGTAAATGCACAGCGTAAATGTAACTAAATGTTCAGAATGCCCTTTTTAGCCGAAAATCTCCCAGCCAAACCCTAAATTTTAAGGGTAACAGCTCAAGGATGACCAATTCCTCATCTGAGGGGTTGATTTATTTTTTTATCCAGCCAAACTAAAAAATATTGTTAGCATGTAATAAATCATTATAACATATGTAAATTGAGGATTCACATTGTTGCTAGTTACACTGATTTGATTCGGCAATCCTAAAACTTTTCATCTAAACAAAATTTTCAGTGTAACTTTTTGACTAGAATGGGTGTTTTACCCCAGAATTTTGAGTTTGACTGGAAGGAATTTGAGATAACTGGTTTAAGTTAAGGAATTCCTCATCTGAAAAATTAAATGCAAAAATTATCCAGCCAAACCTAAAAAATGGGGGTACTTTTAAACTGATATGGTTTACATGTAGAAAGGATGAATAGTAATAGCTAAACAAAAGGCTTGCCATAAGTAGATTTACAAACTGCATAGCAGCCGTCTTAGAAAGGCAAAATGGGATTTAGAGCTACCTCTTGATGTAGCACTAAAGAACAAAACAGATGTTATCGCTCTTTCTGATAGTCAGATTTTACGGTTCATCGACGAGTTGAACTGTGTAAACACTGATGCAAAAGCTAAAATGCTAAAAAACGAAATTAAAAGATTAAGAAGACAAGAAACTTCACAAGAGAATAAAGAACACATGAAACGCCTATAGAAAGCCTTATAGGAAACACAATTTCAAGAAGATTATATGTGTTTGATTATTGATAGAGATTCTGATTATGATCGAGCCAATAAAGGTTTTTCTATTAATGGTGTTCAGTATAAACGATTACTTGGCACAAATGGTGGTATTAAAAACTCCACAATTGTTTATGTCAGTGAGCGTTTGTACCCAGAGTTAAAGCGAAGAATTGACAATGGCAGAAACAAAGAAATTCCTATTGTCCCCGCAAAGCTGGAGGCATACCAAGCGTTGGTTTGTAGTGGATCTATTCCTGTATCAAATCCAAATGGTATTATTGTTGTGCCGGATTGCGAAACAAAATTCTTTGAGGACATCATTCGGGTCGATGATAGCGAAGGTGAAGAGCCCACCCTTTCCTTTTTAAAAAATCAAGAAATATCCTTGGTTGATAGCGATGGGTATGGTTTTATGCTCCCTTCCTTATCCTTTCGTTGGAATATTGAACTTGGTGGAGAATATGGCAAATATATTTCTGGCGTAAACACAAGGGGTTTACCCTGGTCTAAAGGAATGCTCTTTACATTTGATTTTATTGATTTTGCAGAAAAAGTTGCAGGAACATATGAAATCATAGATGTTTGGGGTACAAAACGAGATGTTAGAGACGCAGAAGTTATTTTGACTGCTTCAATGTTAAAGTTATGGGATCATTATTCATCTTGGGAGGATTATTGGATTAATACCATAGAAAACGGATATAGTTTTGCTGTTTCTAAAGTTACACCTTACGAATTAGATAGCGTCCGTGAAACAAATTATCAATTTTTACAGAACTAGAAACTTTCTGATGTAGAAGTTGATGCACTCATCAAACCTACTATGGACGAAATCTGTGATGTAATGGGTATGGATTGGAGAAAGTCGGCACTGTTCCTTTGTGGATTTGGCATTAATGATAAAAATGTATTCTCTGATGATTTTTTTGATTTCGCAAAAGCGCTGATGGTTGACAGCAGACTGATTAACGATCCGTTTATCAGAAGCAAAATCTACCACATGGTAAAGAAAAAAATCAAACAGGCAAAAATTGGTGTACTTAAACTTGATGCGAACTTTGCTGTTACCGGCGGAGATCCTTATTCATTGGCACAAAATATGTTTGGGTTAGAAGTTACTGGGCTTTTGAAAAAAGGTGAATGTTAGCATAAGTACTGGTCTGATAGAAATGTAGAAGAAATTGTCTGCTTCAGAGCACCAATGTCTTCTGAATACAATATCAGAAAAATGAAGCCTGTATCAAACGCAGAAATAGATTATTGGTATAAATAGATTACCACATGTATGCTATTAAACAGTTGGGATACAACCGCAGAAGCATTAAATGGTAGTGATCATGATGGCGATATGTTTTATACCACTAATTCAGAAATTTTATTACGGAATACAAAAAATCTTCCTGTAATTCAGTGTATTCAGCGTAAAGCAGAAAAGAAAATTCCAACTGAGGAAGATTTAATTACTTCAAATAAGTTGAGCTTTGGTGACGCCATCGGTTCAACTACAAACATTATTACTTCTCAGATTTGTTTACAAGCAATGTATCCAGAAGGAAGCCCAGAGTATGAAGTGCTACAATAGCGTATTATTTGTGGGCAGTTGGAGCAACAAAACCAAATTGATAAAGCAAAAGGGATTATTGCAAAACCCATGCCTAGACACTGGTATGACAATAAGGTTAACCGTATCAATGATGATGATCCAGATGATGTAAAAGAGTTGAAGATGATCTATCAGAGAACGGCAGCGTGTAAGAAACCCTATTTCTTCATGTAGAATTATGATTATCTGAAAAGTGATTATGATAAATATGTTAATGCTTGTGATATGAAATGTTGGGGATCGTTTGGGAAATCATTAAATGATTTATTGAGTTCTGATGATAGAACCACAGATGAAGAAATATTCCTAATGTATTATCATAATAACATTCCTGTTACTGATACTGACTGTGTTGTAAATCGCATTTGTCATAAAGTAGAACATTATCCAGATTTTGATTATGTATATCCAGAATTTGATGCATCTATTTTAAAATCAGATGTTGAATACACAGCAGATGAATTTGAGAAAATTAAAAATATATACCTTGAATATGGTAAGCGTGTTCAACAGTATGCACAGGATGTTAAAGTTGACAACATAGATGAAGAAAGCAGAAAAGTTGCAAGGCAAATGTTTCAAGATATTTTTGTTAGAGAATGTTATGAAATTTGTCCTAATGCAAAACGCTTATGTAATATTGTAATTGATCTTTGCTATACAAATAACAAGTCTAAACAATTTGCATGGGATTTATGTGGTAGCACTATCCTATCTAATTTGCTTGAAAAAAATAATATGACAATCAAATACCCTGCTAAAGATGCCGATGGTGATATTGTTTATTGCGGTGAGCGATTTGCAATTAAAGAAAAGGTTATTTCGGGAGGTGATATTTGATGGAATTATTGTTAAATGAAAGAAAATAGGCTGAAAAAATTCTGGAGCAAGGAATTGTTGACAAGAAGCCTTCAGCCACAGTGCAGTTACTCGTCAGATATTTTTGGCATATTTCTGGATATAGAAAGAAAATCATTCTTCAAAAAATTGATGAATTTATGATGAAAAACTATTCGGGATATAATTCTGACGAATGGTATGATGTTGTTTGTAAATATATCAACAACGCAAAAAAATAGCCATTATTAGAGGTGGACACTATTTATATTAGTGATTCAGAGCTTGATGAAATACAATCTTTATGTGACGATCAAGCTGAAAAATTAATGTTCACTTGTCTATGTCTTGCTAAATAGTATAATGCTGCCAGACCAGAGAACTCAAACTGGGTTAATGTGGATTGGGTAAAATTATTTAAGCTTGCTAATATGAATGGTGATAAAAAATCTAAAATGCTTAAAATTCATTACTTAAAGAATTCTGGACAAATTTCATTATCACTTAAATGTAGTAATACAAACATTAAAGTTGAAATTATGTCTGATGGAGAAAACTACCCTATCACCAGTCTTGTTGATCTTGGTAATCAGTATATGGTTTTATCTGGAAAAGGATTCTTCTGTAATGTATGTGGCAAATATGAAAAGTTTCCAAAACAAAAAATAAAAAGCAAAGGTTCGTCTCATTCTAAGATTTGTAAACAATGCTCTAAGTTATCGCCTGTTACTACGAAATATATCGTTTGTATCGACTGCGGAAAACTATTTGAGACAAGCATTAAAGATACAAGATCCGAGAGATGTAGTGATTGTTATACTGTTTATCGGAAAAATTATTATACAAAACAAAAAGCTTTGCAACGAGATAGTATAAAAAATGTCCACAGACCAGAAAATGATGAATTTGAATAAAACATATGTAGATTCCGTGTGTTTTAGGAAATCGTTTTTCATTTTTCTAATATGGTAGGATAAGAAATATAGCAGGGGTACTCCCCTGCTTCTATCTACCAAAATTTTAAATAAAAAAATATTGTTTAAATTAAAAAATACTGTTGACAATCTAAACGATCTATGATATAATAAGTTTGTAAGTTAGTTGAGCGATATTTTTTTAAACAACTCTAAACTAAAAAATATTGTCAGCAAAAAGGAGAACTATGGATAATAATAATCAAAAACAAATTATGACAGAGGAACAGCTGATTCAAGCTTTAATTCCTAAATATGTTGAGAATTTACAGCTCCCCTCTCCAGAATTACTTACATAGTATAAAAACCTAGAGAATCGTATTCTCTGGCTGGATATGGATGTAACAGATGGCTTTCTTGAATTTGGTAAATATATCATGATGTGGAATAAAGATGATACAGGTTTACCAGTTGAAAATAGAAAACCAATTTATTTACTGTTCTTCAGCCCTGGCGGTTCATTAGATGTTAATAATGCAATGATTGATTTGATTGAAACATCTAAAACTCCAGTAATTGGTGTAAATATGGGTATGGCATATAGTGCAGGATGCATGATGTATCTTGCTTGCCATAAGAGATACGCTATGCCTAGTGCCACTTTCTTAATTCATAAAGGCAGTGGTAATTTTCAAGGAACTTATGATGAAATTATTGCTCATATCTTGGAGTATCAGCGTCAGATGGAAGAAATGGAAGCTTATATTATGAAAAGAACTAATATTCCACAAGAGATGATGGATGAAAAATTTGGTTCTGAATGGTTTATTTCTGCGTCTGAAGCAAAAGAACTCGGTGTTTGTGATGAAATTGTTACAAATGTAGAGGATATTTTCAAGGAGTGATTAAATGAAAGAAAACCAAGAAAAAGAAACGGTTTTTATTCGTCAGAAAGATATTGTAAGAGCAGTAGCTAAAAAATGCGATTTTTATCAGAAAGATGTTAATTTGATGTATGACGCTTTCAGAGAAGTATTACACGAAATGATTGTAAATTCTCCAAAGGACAAAAATACTACAATTAAAATTCTTGATGGTATTAATATTGAACTTAAACCAAGAGATGGTTATACAGAATATATTGCTCTGTTTGGCGAAGAAAGAACTGTTCCAGATAAGTTAAAAATCTATCCTATTTGCACAGATCACTATGAAATTCGTGTAAATAAAGAAAGAAAAGATAAAATTGAATAATTGACACAGCAGGGGCACCATCCTTCCAAATATTACACATTTATGTTGTTTCATTTCAAATCATGTATCTCCAGCCCCTGCTGTATATTGATGCCTTGTGGTGTAATGGTAGCACATGAGATTTTGATTCTTACGGTCGTGGTTCGAATCCACGCAGGGTAGCTAATTTTCGGGTTATTAGACGGATAAAGAGGCCGGGTTGACTCTAAATCAATTGCTATTGTAGCCAGGGAGGGGCAGTACCTTCATAACCCATTTTTAAATCTAAGGTGGTTTTAATTTGGCTTACATATATTCTATTACAAATTTAATTAATGGTAAAAAATAGATAGGAAAAACAGAAAAAACAAATCCTATTGAGAGATTTTATCAGCATATAAAAGATAGTAAAAAAGATCGTTGCAAAAACCGCCCTCTTTATAGAGCATTTAATAAATATGGTGTTGAGAATTTTGTTTTTGAAATAATCGAAGAAACATACTCCCCAGAAGATAGAGAAATGTATTATATTCAAAAATTCGGTACTTATGGATCGAATGGGTATAATGCTACCCGTGGAGGAGATGGGCGTTCTTATGTGCCTTATAGTGATCAAGATATAATTATTTAGCATTGTACAGAAGCAAAATATATATCTGCGAGAACTGCTCGTTATTTTCACCTTGATCCCAAAACCGTTAATACTATTTTAGATAAATATAATATTCATCATTTAAATTCTGATGAAGTTAATCAGGTATTAATCTCTGAGCGTGGAAATATTGTTTGTCAGATTGATTGTAAAAGTAATGAAATTATTGCGCAGTTTAACAGTGTCGCAGACGCCAATGAAGCATTTGGCAAAAGCAGAACTTCTTCGGCAATATATGAAGTTTTGAGAGGAAAAAATAAACACGCTTAGGGATATAAATGGTCTTATTTAAAAAAATAATTATGATAAAATTTATAGTTTTATCATATTATCGGGTTATTAGCTCAGTTGGTTAGAGCATTCGGCTGTTAACCGAAAGGTCATGGGTTCGAATCCCATATTGCCCGCTTCAGACAGCTTGCCCATTAGGTCTATAACAAAATGGGGATTATAATGTATTTTCTGGAGGCGTTAATTTGGGTTAGATTTATGTTATCACTAATAAAATTAATGGAAAACAATATGTTGGCAAAACAAATCATTTAAATCCAAATGACCGTTTTAAAGAACATATAAAAGATAGCAAAACAAGAAGATGCGAAAAGCGTCCTTTGTAGAGCGCAATGAACAAATATGGCATAGACAATTTTTCATTTGAAATAATCGAGGAAACAGATGATATTGAATCAAGAGAAAAATATTGGATTCAATAGCTAAACACATATGGATCTAATGGGTATAATGCGACAATTGGTGGTGATGGAAAACCATATATTCAATTTACAGATAATGAAATTATTGAATATCATTGCTCTATTGCAAAATATGTTGCAGGTAGGACTGCTAGTTATTTTAATATAGATCCAAAATCAGTCAAAAAAATTTTAGCTAAACATAATATAAAATGGCTAACATGTGACGAATGTAGAGATTTATTAATTAAAGAAAATGGTGGTTTTTTATGTCAAATAGATCCTTTTACATATTCAATTATCTCTATTTATAAGAGTAAATCTGAGGCAAATAGACGATTTAATAAAAATCCAAATAGTGGTGCTATATGCGATTCATTAAGTAATCGTAGAGGTGAAAACACAACAGCATTTGGGTTTTTATGGAGATATTGGAGAGACATCCCAGATGAACAAAAATTAAAAATAAATTTTGACGAATTATTTTGGAGCGATACTCAAATTGGCTAAGAGGATGGTCTTGAAAACCATTAGGCGGCAGGGATGTCGTGTGTGAGTTCGAACCTCACTCGCTCCGCTATATATTGTCGATGCAGATGCTAGGGCTACTTCTTAGGATGATACTTTTAATATCATATTCTGGCCATGTTTATCGCCTTAGCAAGCATTCTCGACTTTGCATAAGCAGAGTCACCGGATTAAAAGGAGGCTTAATTATGAGCAAAATGAGTAAAAGTGTAAAGTTCATGCACGAAGAAGCAAAGCTTCGTAGAGATGAAACAGTGACAAACTTCATGGGTGGAGATAGCTATGTTATCAATCCTCTTGATACACTGAAAATGGTAATGGCATCTTCCATTTTTGGCGAAGCGTCTTATTATAGACCAGCAGTTAGAGATGGTAAATCTTATCTGGATCGTATTGTGCGAGACAGCCTGGTTCTGAAATTTTCTGATGGTAAAACAACCACTCAGATTATGGAAGAATGTGTAGATAACGCTTTGGACTACGACTTTATGGGTACTCTGAATCTTGCCGTTGAGTTAAGAAATGAGTACAACATGAGACTGAATCCACAGATTATCATGGTTCGTGCTGCCATTCACCCTAAAAGAAAAGTGTTCTCCGCAGAATACAATGGCATGTTCAATAAAATCAATGAACAGGTTATGAGACGAGCTGATGAGCCAATGACTCAGCTGGCTTATTATATGTTCTTGAATAAAGGTCAGAAAAATAATATCCCTAGTATTCTGAAGCGTTCTATTGCTTCTAAACTTAGCAATCTGAGAGAATACGAGGTAAACAAATATAAAAATAGCGAAATCGGCATGATTAATGCAGTTCGTATCACTCACGCAAACTCCCCTACTCTGGATAAACTGATGCATGATACGCTGAAAGTTGATGATGACCAGAAAACATGGGAAACACTAAGATCCTCTGGTATGGGCTGGAAAGAAATTTTCAGAACAACGAATATGGGTCATATGGCTTTGTTAAGAAATCTGCGTGGCGTATTTACAGAAGTTGACGATGCAGAATTCTGCAAAGAATACCTTACAAAACTAACTTCTGGTGTACTGAAAGGCAAACAATTCCCTTTCAGATATTACTCTGCACTGAAAGCGGTATCTGGTAGCAAATGCCATCATAAACCTCAGATTATCGATGCTTTGGAAGAATGTATGGATATTTCTATTCAGAATATGCCAAAGCTGAAAGGCAAAACAATGTGCCTGTCTGATAACTCTGGTTCTGCATGGGGTACAATTACTTCAGAATATGGCAGTGTATGTATTGCAGAAATTGATAATCTCTCCTCTGTGATTACTGCAGCTTGTTCCGAAGAGGGTTATGTTGGTAAATTTGGTGACAGATTAAAAACATATCCTATCAGCAAAAGACATGGCATTCTGAAGCAGTCTGAAGATATTACAAAAAGCAGATATAGTGATGTTGGCGGCTCAACAGAAGGTGGCATTTGGAAGTTCTTTAGAGATGCAATTGCTAATAAAGAACACTGGGATAACATTTTTATTTATTCCGATCAACAGGCTGGTCATGGCGGCTTGTATGGTACAGGCAAAGATGTTTCTGAGTATCATGAAAAATATGGATGCGCTTATAATCATGTAAATGTATTTAAGCTAATCCAGGATTACCGTAAGGCGGTTAATCCAAAAGTAAATGTATTCTCTATTCAGACTGCAGGATATAACAACATTCTGATTCCAGAATATGCATATAGAACAAATATCATGACTGGTTGGACAGGCAAAGAAAGTATTTTTGCTTCCAGAATGATTGAACTGTGGAATGAAATTGAAAACAAAAATAAACAGTAATTGAATAGCATCTCTGATGCAGTTAGACGGGTTACTTCGGAATAGTCAAGAGGATAAGACATTACCCTTTTACGGTGAAAACGCTGGTTCGAATCCAGCTTCCAACTCAATAGCACTCGTCACCTCTTCTCAGAGATGCTTTTAATAAAAAATATATATCAGATGCAGTTTATATGGTTACTTCGTAAATACTCCATATTTGCTTCAGAAAACGCTAACACCATATAAGTTATTCTCTGATTTAATAAGTAAATATAGCTGATGCAGTGTGAATAGTTACTTCATCTATGTGTTAATAGTTCAAATCTATTCTATATTGCGGTTAATATGGTAGCTCAATTGGTAGAGCGATAGACTTTTTTCACTATTCACGACATTCTCGGCTTAAAAATGCAATAAAATTCTGATGCAGTTGAAATAGTTACTTCGACTGGTTAATCGAGAGGTTGCGGGTTCGAGTCCTGTCGGTGTACTAAGTTGTGCACCGTAGCTCAATTGGGAGAGCGCTAAAAATTTCTATTTCAGTTATACTCAGAATTATAAAATAGGTCATAATATTCTCTTATTATATCCAATGCAGTTTAATGAGTTACTTCTTTGAGGATTTAATTATAGAAAACTATGATGATATAAAAGTTTTATACAGATTACACATTTAAAGACACAGAAACATTGGTTGAAGGATATTCAGTTAATCCTTTCGTAATGTTCCAATATTTTTCATCTCATTAAGTTATTCTTGGATATAAATGTGCAGGAGTGTCGGAACTGGTATACGATGCGGACTTAAAATCCGCCGCCCGTGAGGGATTGGGAGTTCGAATCTCCTCTCCTGCACTATATTATTAACGCAGAGTACTATCAATGGAAGATTCCTGGACTCATAATCCAGAGGTTAGGGGTTCGACTCCCCTCTCTGCAATTTTTTAGGAGGTTAGTTTAACTGGTAAAACACCAGTCTCCAAAACTGAAGTTCAGTGTTCGAGTCACTGCCCTCCTGTTTTTTAATATCGCAGCGTATGGAAGTGGTCTATCCGTCAGGGCTCATAACTCTGAAATCACAAGTTCGAATCTTGTCGCTGCAATCACTGTGGTAATAACACAGATAGTTTGTATTTCGGAGGTTTAGCCTCGTGAATTGGGCTTTAGGCTCGTAGGGATGAACAGTTGGCAACGCTTGAGCAAACCCTAAAAAAACTCAGCCATGCCACCAATATGGGTGATCGCCGGAGTTGGAGAGCCGGGGCAGACTGTAAATCTGTTGCAATTGCTGAACTTGTTCGAATCAAGTATCACTCATTTATCATGCTGGTATAGCTCAATTGGCAGAGCGCATGATTTTTATAATAGAATAGGTGAATATATGGATTTAACTACTAAACAAAAAGGGAATATTACAGAGTTACAATGCATCACAGCATTTTATCAACATGGTTGTCAGGTTAGCATTCCTTTTGGTGATAATGCAAAATAGGACATGATTGTTGATACAGGCAGAAAAATATTTCGTGTTCAAGTTAAATCTGCTGCATTATTAGATGGCGATAATGCTATTATTATTTCTTGTAGAAGCACACATGTTAATTGTTCGAGTGTTAAAAATGTTTATTATACATCGGATGATACAGATTATTTTGCAACATTTTATGATGGTGAATGCTATTTGATCCCAGTATTTGAATGTGCATCATCAAAAACTTTAAGATTTTCTTCACCAAAGAACGGGCAAACAAAAGGTGTGTCTTTTGCAAAAGATTATATATTAGCAAAACAGTTGGATCTTATTGATAATGCTAACATCTAATGTATTATAAAAATCGTTATTTAGGTTCAAGTCCTATTATCAGCTTTGGTATTGCTTGTATCTTTATAGTTGAAATGCATCGCTATTTAATTGTGAAGACAGAAATTTCTGCTGGACGCAGGGCTTGTGATACCATGTGTACACACACTTCAAATTTGAGGTATTTGGATCAGTGAGGCGTATCCATAACCGTTGTCGGTGCAGTGTCGTAAACTGTAACGACTGGGTGGAACGCCATCACACATCTAAAAGTGTTATTTGTTATCGGGGTGTACCTCAGTAGGTTAGAGGGCTGGCCTTATAAGCCAGTGGTCGAGGGTTCGATTCCCTCTACCCCAATTCTATGCCGTAGTACTCAAGAGGCTGAAGAGGGCTCCCTGCTAAGGAGTTAGGCGAGAAATCGTGCGTAGGTTCAAATCCTACCTATGGCGTTTCAGTAATTAAATTAAGAGATTATCGTCCAGATAATGAAAGGTCATACATATTCCGTCAGTCTTACCTTTCTCTTGATTAATTACTGTGTGCATAAGTGATCTAAAGGCTATGATGTCAGCCTTCCAAGCTGAATATGGGGGTTCGATTCCCCTCTTGTGCTTTTATGCGGATGTGGCGGAACTGGAAGACGCACCAGATTTAGGCTCTGGCGAGTAAACTCGTGCAGGTTCGATTCCTGTCATCCGCATTTTTAATTTATAAGGAGTGATTTAAGTGGATAGACGAATGTTTAAAATGGATAAGGATGAATTGCAGGAATATTTAACTTATCGTAAACGAGGTTTTGTTGTAAAAAACAAAAAAGGAAAAGGCTCCTATAAAAGAAAAGAGAAACATAAAAACAAAAGATATGAAGAATAATCAAGCATGGCAATTAGCCATGCTATTTTTATGTGAAGGGAATGAATGGATATTAATAATTAGATTCAAAAGGAAAATGAAAGTTTTATGGAATATGGTTTGCGCCTTATTACATTAAAGGTTGAACAGAATCCTGCAGATCTTGAATGGAGCGACATTGTTGATTTACTTGGTTTAGATTGTCACCCAGACAGCCTAAGAAAAGCAGCGAATGTCACATCATTTAGCGGTTATAATGTCATGCAATATTATCAAAACCAGATTAAAAATGGAATTGATAATGATGAGCTTATTAGAAAATTAAATGAAAAAGAACGTGCTATTAGAATTGAGCGTGTTAAATTACAAGACGAAAAACGTGAATATAATGAGTGGCTTAGAGAACAAGCAAGAGAAGAAGCTTTTGAGGAAAAAGTTATTAATTCAATCAAAGAATGTCTCCCCCACCCTATTAAAATTGAAAAGCGTGATATTACAACATCAAAAAAATTCGGATTATTAAACTTCGCAGATTGTCATTTTGGTAAAGATTTTAAAATTTATGGATTTGATGACCAGATCATAAACGAATATAATCCGGAAATATTTTATAATCGAATGGAATTACTGCTTTCTGAAACTATCAGCATTGTAAAAAAAGAAGATTTTAATTCTATCAAAGTATTTAATTTAGGAGATGCTTTAGATGGATTTTTACGTCATAGTCAGGCGTGGACATTGCGTTATGGTGTTATTGATAGTGCTATTATTTTCGGAAGATATATAGGTAATTGGTTACACGAATTATCTCGCTATGTCAATGTTGAGTATTATGATACATTTGGCAATCATGGTGAATGTAGACTATTAGATGGGCGAAAAGGTGCTCATTTAAATGATAATATTGAGAAAGTTGTAAGAACTTGTATTGAGCTTATTAATGAAAAGAATGAGAATTTACAAGTATATTATAACAAAACTGGCTTTATTTTTACAAATATTGCTGGATATAACATTTTAGGTATTCATGGTGAAGTGTCTGATCTTGAAACAGCCTTAAAAGATTATGCCCATGTTTATGGCGTAAAAATCGATTAGATTGTTGCAGGACATACACATCATACCTCCTTTAAAAATACAGGCGTGAGAAAAGGTGTCATTAGTGTTGGATCTATAGTTGGGTCTGATGATTTTAGTATTAAAATCAGAAAAACTGCTGATGCCACCGCTTCTTTCGTCGTATTTGAAGAGGATAAAGGTAAAGTTTGTGAATATACAATTGTGCTAAATTGATTAAAGGGAGAGAAAACTAATGAAACAAATTACAAGACAAGAAAAAGATTATATTGAATCTATGGGTTGGGAAAAAGAATTCCTGAATGCTGGTTGTAAAGGTATTACTGTAGTATCCAAAACACACCCCAGAGCAAAAACTTATTGGGCGATTGACACACTTGCATTTAAAGTATGGAATGCTATGAGCAGAAATGTAGATGATAAGGATTACAAGGAGTGGCTGCAAAAACAAAAATAAGTAAGGGATGATTATTATTTCTAAGAAGAATGAAAAAGCCGAAATCAGTATCATTGGAAACAATTGCGAAGGTGTAACTGGTAGCTGTACAAAAATTGAGTAGCATGGAAAAACATATTTATTTGAATGTGGTTTAATCATGGATGGTAAAACTGTCCTTGAGAATTATAGTTTAAATAAAGTGATGCTACAAAAAATCAAGCCAAAACGTGTTGATATTATTATTTTATCACATAATCATCAAGATCATATTGGTATGGTTCCAGCCTTGTATGCTACCGGTAAATGCAATGCAAGAATTATTGTTCCTAAAAATTCTACCCCTATTATTAAAGAAATGTGGTTAGATTGTGCGTGGATCAATGTTCGTGATGCAGAATATTTAAGTCAAAAATCGGGTAAATATATCCCTCCCCTCTTTGATGAATCTGATGTACATATGGCTTTAAAATATATTGAGGAATATGAATCACATCAAATTTTTGAGATAACAGAAGATGTGTCTGTCAGATACACTCCTGCTGGACATATTTTCTTGTCACAACAAACAGAGGTAATTTTACGAGGTGTTCATCCAAGAACAATTTTATTCACCTCTGATTTGGGTAATATTATCACACAAAAACAACATGTATTTGTTGAAGAATTTGAGCCTGTCAAAAAAGCTAATATTGTTATTGGTGAATGCACATATTCAGCGAAAGGCAGAGATATGACAAAGAAAACATATGATTTAGATATGCAAAAAATTAAAAGTGTTATTGAACAATATTGCATAGATAGAAATCAGCGTGTTTTGATTCCAACATTCAGCCTTGACCGTATGCCATATATGCTTTGGAATATTTTTACTATATTCGGGAATGATAAAAATTTTGATATTCCAATAGTTATAGATAGCCCACTTGCTATTAGATTATTAGAACATTATTCTAATTTGTTGTCCGGTGACGCAAAAGAGAAATTTGACACCATGATGAATTGGAAAAATATTATTTTTATTACAGATCCCGAAGAGAGCAAGGCTGCAGTCATGGATAAGAGTGCAAAATGCATTTTATCTAGTTCTGGTATGTTAACTGCTGGGCGAAGCGTAAAATGGACAGAAAGTATTTTACCTGTAGAGAATGATTGTATTCTTTTTTGTGGTTATTCTACAGAAGGTAGTTTAGCATATAAAATTAAAAATGGTGATACACAAAAAACAATCACTATTAATGGCAAACCTTTTAAAAATAGAGCTCAAATTTGTAATTTAACATCTTTCTCTTCACATATGCAAAGAGAAGATTTAATTAATTATTATGCCGATATTAACGCTGAACGAGTATATCTTGTTCATTCCGATCACAATAAATTACAATTCAAGGATGATTTGGAAGCGGAACTCGGAAATCGCTGTAAAACAACAAAAGTTATTTGTACTAATAAGTCAACAAAAATATTATTGTAATTGAAACGGAGGTGGTTTGTTGCCTAAGACAGCGAAAAAAACAAAAGAAGTAAAACAACCACTTCGGGATCAAAAATACCAAATTGATGATTTGGTAAAAGAAATTGAAACAATTCCACAGCAATAGAAACTTGAGTTGTTTAGAAAATTAAAGATAGGTAGAGATTATCATACATGTTATTTATGCGGTGGTGTATATCCGCACACTGAATTTTTCGCATGTACAGACCCACTATCAAAAACAAGCGTAAGCAGAATTTGCAAAAAATGTTGTTATCAAATTGCTATGCCTGTCGATCCTGATACTGGTGTAGCCTCTGCTCCAACAGTTGATTCTGTTAAAGCATATCTTGAATATGTTGATAAACCATTTTTAACAAGTGTTTGGGAATCTAGTTTGCTTGAGGCTGCAAATAATACACATGAAAAAATTAAAAACAATGTTTTTACTGCATACACAAAAAATATTGCTATGAAACAATATGCTGGCTATCGCTGGCGTGATGGCGATGTATTTAAGCCTGAAATAGCACTAATTCCAACGGATGCAACTTTATTAAAAAACAAAACATTGCTTGAGGAATATGAAAAAAATAAAGCTGATACTTTAAGGTTACTTGGATATGATCCATTTGAAACCGAACAGGAAAAAGATAAGCCATTTTTATATTCTCAGTTTGTTGGATATTGTGATTTAGATGAAGATACAAGTGCAGATATGATGAGAATTAGCTCCATCATTGAAATTGTAAAAGGGTTTTTACATATTGAAAAAATTAACGATATTATTTCTGTATTGATTAACGATACTAGAAATTTAGATAGAAATGTATCTACCATCAGGGCTCTTGAAGATACAAAATCAAAGATTACAGCAAGTATTCAAAAATTAGCTACAGAAAGCTGTATTTCTTTAAAAAACAATAAGAATGTTAAGCGTGGCGACGATACATTCACTGGTAGAACAAGAAAATTAAAAGATATGAATCTTCGTGCAGCGGAAGTTAATGGGTTTGATATTGGCACATGTCGTGGTATGCGTCAAGTCGCAGATATCAGCAATCAGTCGATTTTAAACAAAATTAAACTTGATGAAAATGATTATTCTGAAATGCTTGCGGAACAACGTGAACTTTTACAGAAATACATTGAATTAGCTGAAGAGCGTGAAGAACAAGCAAGAATCTTGTTGCGTGAAAATATGGATTTAAAAGATTATTTAAAAGAAATTGGTTATCTTGATAAAGCCAATTTATCAAAAGATACTATTTTGTATAGTAATGGATCACAAGAAGATAAATATATTCCAATGGATTATAGTATGCCAGAACATAATGATGAAGACGGGGGTAATTTAAATGAATGATGAAAATAAATTATTTATCCCCAAGAATTATGAGATTTTTGTAAAACCAACTGAATACTCTATGTCCACAAGAAAATTGGAGAGTTTTCAAAAACTTGCTGAAATTCGTGCTTAGTATCAGAAAAACCCGATTAAATTTATCAAAGATGTAATCGGCGCAGAATTACTTGATGCACAGGCGTATGCTATTATGAAAACTTGGAACACCCCCTACTCCTTATGGGTGTGTAGTCGTGGTTTTGGTAAATCTTCAATTACAGACTTAATGTTAATGGCAAAAGGTATGCTATTTAATAACTATTGGGCATATATTGCCTCTGGCTCTGGCGATCAGGCTATCACAACTTTTAAAACACTAGAAAATATTGCAAATAGAAATATTGAATCTATGACTGGGTTAACCGGTGTATTTAAACAAGAATTAGAGATTAGAAATGGCATGGGTGAAGGATTTGTCCATAATCCATCTGGGCATTTTTACAGTCTTTATAATGGTTCTTTTACTAAGACATTGAATTCAAATATTGACCGCAAAAGAGGTGCTCGTGGCAATATGGTTGTATTTGATGAATGTGGCTTCTTGTCGGAAGAAATGATGAATGTATATGGTGCATTTACCATCGTAAATAAAGATTTTAAAATGGGTGGAGATATGGATATTAGAACTCTACCCAGAGAAATTCCAAATCAACTTGTCTAGATTTCATCTGCATCTTCTATTGATACACCGTTTTATTCTAAATATAGGGATTTTTCCAAGAAAATGCTTTTAGGCGATCCTCGTTATTTTGTTGCAGATATTAACTGCGATGTTGTAATTAGAGGCACAAAAGGCGGAAAAATTTATCCCGCTTCACTACTGCGTCAGGAAACTGTTGATGCAGAAATGCGTGTTAATCAAGAAAAGGCATTAAGAGAATATTATAATGTGTTCACGGAAGATGGTGGTTCCGGACAAATTATTAAACGTGCATTAATTACACGAAACTCTTATGTTCGCCCTCCTGTAATGAGTAATGATACAGGAAAAAGAACTTTTGTATTAGCATATGACCCTGCAAGATCTACTGACAATTCTGTTGTTAGCGTTGGTGAATTACGCTATGACGATGAGAAGGGTTGGATGATGGATATTGTTAATTGTGTTAATTTTATGGATTTAAGTACTAGAAAAAAAACACCCAAAACAACTCCACAACAAATTAGCGAATTAAAACAATTGATTTTAGATTACAATGGAGATGCCGATTTATATGGTAATATTGAATGTATTATGATTGATGCTGGTGCCGGCGGTGGCGGTAAAAGTATTCCAGACTTTTTATTAGAGGACTGGATGGATAAATCCGGGAAAAAACAGCGTGGATTTATTGACAAAGAATTTTCTAAAGACTACATAAGAAAATTCCCCAACGCTGTTGATAAAATTAAAATGCTCGAACCAGCAAAATATAAATCTCAAATGTTTGAGGCATTAATTAAAATGGTCGAAGGAGATTATATTACATTCCCAGAAAAGTATGATAATCGTGGTTATTTAAATATGCTACAGATTGACACAAAAACAATTAAAGAAAACGAAAAAAGAATTAGAGCTGAATTAGATAAATTAGATCTTCCAACAAAAGAATATGAAGAACGTCTAGCAGATGAGCTAGACAAATTAGATACAGCTCAAACAATTATGTATAAATTATCACCTGATGAAGAAGTTGCTTTATCACAAATTGATGCGATGAAAGAAGAAATTGTAAATATTTGTCGTGTAAAACGTGATAGCGGCTCTGACTCATTTAAACTTCCTGCTCATAAAGATGCTGATACCGGCGCTAGTGAAGGCACGTTGCATGATGACCGTGCTTACACATTAGCAATGCTTGGTTGGTATTTGAGTGAAAAACGAGTTTCCCAAATTAGAAATAAGAAAAAAGAAACTCCAAATGTTAGTTTAGCACAAAAATTACCAATGAGAACTGGGACTCGCAGCTCTCTATTCTCTGGACTATAATTGAAAGGCGGTGAAAAGTTGGGAGCACAAAAAGAACCAAAACAAAAAAATAAGAATCGCCAATATAGCGTTAAAGACATCAAAGAACGTCACGAAACCTTTGCAAAAACTAAAGAAATAATTCAGCTTGCAAATTTGACAAAAAATGAAAACAGAACTTTCACTATTTTCTCAAAAACATTATTGAGAAACTATATGAAAAACCCTAAAAATAATGAAACCAATCTCAGAAATCTAAGTAGGTTTTTATATAGATTATCCTACCCTTATAGAAGATTGGTTAAGTATTATACAGAAATGATTGACTTAAATTATATGTCTATTATTCCTTTACAAAATTTAGACGAACCAAGATCTAGGGAAGATGTTTTAAAAGAATATTCTAGCACATTAAAACAATTACATAAAATGAATTTGCAAAATGAGATTTATAAGTGTGTTCTATCCGCTTGGATTGAAGACGCTTTTTTTGGTTATGTGTATGAAGACGATGAAAATTTTTATATAATGCCTCTTCCTTCTGAATATTGTAGAGTTAGCTCTGTAAATTATGATGGCACATTAAATTTTGCATTTGATTTCTCTTATTTTAGAAGATACTCTGACAATTTAGAATATTGGGATAAAGAATTTAAATCAAAATGGAATAAATATCAAAATGATAATAATTTACGTTGGCAAGAATTAGATATAGAGCGAACCATTTGTTTGAAAATTAATGTTGAAGACTCTACTATGGCTATGCCACCTTTCGTTGGTTTGTTTGAGTCATTAATTGATTTAATTGATTTACAATCAATTCAGGCTGTTAAAGATGAATTATCAATTTATAAATTACTTGTCGCACGATTAAAGGTTTTATCTGGAACTGATGAGCCAGATGATTTCGAGGTTGATGTTGATACTGCAATTGAATATTTTAATAAATTTGCAGATTCTTTACCGGATCAGGTAAATGCAGTTATCTCCCCGCTTCCTATTGAACCAATTGAATTTAAAGATAATCAGACACAGGATGTTGACTCTTTATCAAATGCCCAAAGTAATTTGTTAAAAATGTCTGGCGGCTCACAAGTTTTAGATAATGATAAAACTGGGACAACAATTTACGAAGCTCAAATTTTATCTGATACTTTAACGGCATTGAAACCACTTTTACCCCAGATTCAAAATTGGGTGAATAGATATATTGGATATATTTTGGGTGATCATGCTTTTGTAAAATATATGGAAGTGTCACCTTATACAAAAAATAAAAAGAAAAAAGAATTGTTAGAATCCGGACAAAACGGCGTTCCTGTTAAGCTTGCGGTAGCGGCATTGGATGGCTTTAGTCCTTTAGAAACCATGAGTCTTGATTTCTTGGAAAACGAAGTTTTACAACTACATAAAACTTGGATACCCTTCCAAACAAGTTATACACAATCTACTGATACATCACATGAAAAAGATACTGATGAATTAACAGATGAAGGGGAAAAAACCAAAGAACAAGAAAAAAATTCTATGTGAGGTGAGATAAATGTCAAGTAATAATACATTTATCATCGTTAAAGATAAAACTACTGCAGAAAAAATGATTGTTGCTGGTTTTATACTGATTTCATCTGATGAATTTAAATATATTTTCATTAATGATAATAATGTTAAATTTAATTTTGAAAATGCTAATGTTTGTTATTCAGACATTTTAACATTTTAAGCTCATCAATTTTAGAAAGGAGGTGTATGTGCGTAATGAATTTAAGAGGTATTCCTATGCACGAACTGTTCAATTATTGTGTTCAGAATAGTGTGTAGAATTACGAAGCAAAAGAAGAAAATGGTATTTTAGTTTCAGTGCCAGCTTCTTTTTCAGCTATTGAAGGCGAATATGATGAACATTATCTTCCCTGCAGATTTAAGGCTTGTCATACGCTTGAAAACTTGAATGGATCTTATATTTCTGAAGAATCTATGACGAATGCCCTACCCTCTTTTGCTGAGAAACCTATCCTTGCATCTATAATTGAAGTGCAAAATGGGAATGACGACTTACCATTAGATTTTAATGGACATGATATGGTAATTGCTCAGGATAAAATGAATCCAGACAAAGAACGTATCGAGTACATAGAAAAAATTGTCGGCATTATTCCAAAAGATAATAATATTGAATTGGTAGAAGATGAACAATCTGATAAAAAATATGTTTTCGTTGATGGTTTAGTTTTTAGAGAATATAGCTACGCTGCTGATATTTTAGAAAAACGTGGTGTTGTTGATGTTTCTGTGGAATTAAATGTCAAGAAATTTTCTTTTGATGCAAAAAATAAACGTCTCTCTATCGATGAATTTACTTTCTTTGGTGTAACTCTACTAGGTTCACATGTAAAACCCGGTATGGATGGAGCCAAAGCAACTGTGCAAACTTTTGAAAACAATAATGACTATGATGAGTTGAAGAGTATTCTATCCGAATTCCAGTCATTATTATCTGATTTTAGAAAGCACACTGAGAAAGGAGGATATGAAAACTTGAAACTGCAAGAATTACTGGAAAAATACAATAAGACAGAACAAGATATTACTTTTGAAATTGAAGGACTGACAGATGAAGAATTAGAACAGGCTTTTGAGAATGCTTTTGAAGAAGGCGAACCAGAGCCAGCTCCTGAAACTGAACCTGAAACAGATCCACAACCTGAAGTCGACCCTCAGCCTGAAGTTGATCCTCAGCCCGAAGATGAACCCGAAAACTTTGAAAGTAAAGTAATCTCTTATGAAATTTCTCATGACGACATTCGTGCTGGTTTATATACAATTTTAAGAGAAAGTGTTGATGAACAACAGTATTACAATGTTTGGATTGTAGAAGTGTTTGATTCTTATTTTATTTACGAAGATTATACAGATGGTATGAAATATTATCGTCAGGGATATGTGGTTGATGGAGATAACATCGCTTTTGAAGGCGATAAAATTGAAGTATTTGCTGAATTTATTACTGCAGAAGAAAAAGTTGCTCTTGATTTAATGAAGGCTACATATAACGAACTCAAAGCATTTAAAGATAATTATGACTTAGAAGTTGCAAGAAGTGAAAAACAAGCTATTATTAGTAATGAAAAATTCTCTGTTCTTGCTGACAACGAAGAATTTAATTGTCTGAAAAAAGATATTGATAAATATTCTGTAACAGAAGTTGAAGAAAAAGCAAAAGTTATTTTCTCTAACTATGTATATGAAAACCCCACAGCATTCACACATAGTAAAGAAAAAGAAACTAACAAAATTAATTTTTCTGTTAAAACTACTACAAATAAAAGATATGGTAATTTATTTGACTAAGACCGCATGGTCTTTTTTTATTATAAAAAGGAGGAAATTTAAATGGCAACAAATTTTTTAAACTTTAAAAACAAACACGCTGTTGTTGGTACAAGCGAACTGCTGTCTACAATTGGCGGTTCTCACATCCGCAACATCGAAGCTACAGCAGACATCGACAACGGTTGCATCGTTGGTTGTGGCGAATATCTGAGACCTGATGTATAGGCTGAAGCTGCTGCTGGTACATTCGCTGGTACAATTATTGATAAAACAGCAAATGGTAACTGGCTGATTGACGTAGCATCTGCTGAAAATTGCTGGTTAGTAGCACAGGTTCCTATGATTTATGAAGAATACACAACACAGTGCCAGCATGAATCCAATTTCTACAATGCACAGGGTGACATTATGAGATGTATGGAACTGCTGAAATATGATAGATTCGAAGTTTCTGCAGAAGCAATCTCTGGCGAAGTTGCAAAAGGCGCTAAAGTTTCTGTTGCTAACAAAAAACTGACAATCGGTTGATAATTACTTGCTGAAAGGAGGACTACTATAATGAGATTCACAAACGATAGCACAAACAACGTATTTGTTGCATTTGAATAGAATGGTTTTAAAAACCTGATGTTTGATGCTGCTCAAGGCATTTATGAAAAATCTAAAGAAGATACAAACGCTAAAATTAGAGAAGTAATGTTCCAGGTTCTAGGTGTTGATGAAGGTTGCACAAGAAAAGAACTGAGAAAAGCAATTAGAAAAAATAAAGTTGCAGTTTACGAAGTAATCGAAGAAACAGTAACAGATCTGCTGGTGTCCGGTTGGGGTGAAAATCCTTTCTTCAACGAATTCGTAGAAATGAAATCTATGGCTGCTGGCGATACAAACGAATTCTATGCACCTAATGAATGTATCCTGACTGTATCCGAACTGTCTGGTAATCATCACAACCTGATTAGACAGAAACTGGCTGAAGGCGAAACATTCAATGTTAAAACAAGCTGGTATGGTGTAAAAATCTATGCTGAATACGAACTGTTCATGGCTGGCAGAATTGACTGGGCTGGTTTTGTTCAGAAAATCTATGAAGGATTTGACAAAAAAGTAAACGATATGGTATATGCAGCAGTTATGTCTGCTGGCGATAAAGTAATGCCTACATCTCAGTTTGCTAAAACAGGTCAGCTGAATTCTTCTATGAGAGACACATTCATCACACTGATTGAAGATGTTCAGACAGCTACAGGTGAAGAAGTTGTTATCATGGGTACAAAATCTGCTCTGGCTAAACTGAATGGTATGTCTGAAGTTGATTGGGTTTCTAATGAAATGAAACAAGAAAGATATACAACAGGTAGACTGGGTTATTTCGAAGGCACAAGACTGGTTGAAATTCCCCAAGCATTCGCTCCTCATGACACAACAACAAAACTGGTTGATAATAGCAAACTGCTGATTATGCCCGTTGGCGATAACAAATTCATCAAACTGTACGATGAAGGCGATGCTCAGATGAGTGAAGTAACTGATAAAGATACAAATAGAGATATGTCTATTGAAGCTGAATATCAGCAGAAACTGGGTGTAGCTACAGTTATCGGCAAGAAATTCGGTACATGGGAAATCGAAGCTTAATTTGATTTATAAATACAATGGGTGTCCTTTCTGGGCACCCTATTTTTAAGGAGAAAATAGGAGGATTAATAATATGGCGACAAAACCCGCAAAAAAATCAGCAACTATTGAAGATGTTGCTGTTGAAAATGTAATTGTAGAAGAAACAAAAGAAACTACACAGGCTCCTGTGTCTAAAAAAAGTGTTAAAAAAGCAAAAGAATACAAATCAGATGATCTAATCCCCTGTCGTTCTGTGACAGCTGGTGAGTTATTTTGTTCTGCTAAAAAAAGCGGCATTCTTTATAAATGGGCAAATCATGGTTATACAGAAAATGTTAGATATGAAGATCTTGTATATATGAGAGATAGTCGCTCAAATTATCTGTTTAAACCTAGATTTATTATTGAAGATAATAATCTGATTGATTCTAAGGGATGGGAAAAAGTAAAAGCTGTATATGATAATGCGTTTACAAAACAGGATATTGATGAAATCCTAAATCTTCCTAACGCTCAGTTTTCAGAAGCTTTAAAACAAGTTCCTAAAAGTATGCAAAATACTCTGAAAACTGTAATCACAGAAAGAGTTGAAAACGGCACTTTTGATTCTATTACAAAAATTAAAACAGTTGACTCTATTCTTGGTTCTGATTTAATGTGCCTAATTAGATGAGTGGCGGTGATTGAGTGAACAGCGTTCTATATGATGACATCTACTCAAAATTTTTACTTAAAATCACAGATTACAACTTTGCATCATTGAATCCTAATGATGCTTACGAAATGATGAAAGGCTATTTACATTCTGCTGTTGCAGTACCTTATATTTCTAAAATTTTTTCTTCAATAACATTTGATGATGAAATTTTGACTTTAACATACGAACTAAAAAATGAAATTTTTAAAAATGGTGATATTGATTATGTTACAAACATTTTAGCCATCGGAATGGTTATTCAGTGGTTAGAACCACAAGTAAAATCAGTATTACATACGCTACAAATGTTCGGTGGTAAAGAAGAAAAATTTTATTCTCAGGCAGCGCATCTTAGCGAACTTAAAAGTTTACTAAAAGACTGCAAGGTCGAGCTCAGAAAAATGATTCGTGATCGTGGATATATTGCTAATTCTTAGATTAATGGTGAAGAATAATGGAACATTTATATGGCACTTTTAATAGTGATCAAATCAAAGAGCAAAAACGCTCATTACACAATTCTATCCATTGGTTATTAATATATAAAGAAGAAAATTATCCACAATTAGATTATTATTTTGAGACATTGTTATGGAGAATTTCTGGGATGAATGATATATTATTCAATCCTCCAGAATTAGTAACTTTAATTAGTTTATTAGAAACAGCACGAAAAGAAGCCAATAAAAAAGATTGTGATTTTAAAAAATATAGAAAATTAATTTTAGATTCTCATTCCCTGATTGACAAAATCAAGGAGGGAGATTAATGAATTTTTTGAAATATAAAAATATGTTGTCAAATCAAAGTGAACAGATTGGACAAATCCAAAAACGGAATGCAGATATGATTATGAATGCTACCTGGGACAGAGATATTCAGAGTAAAAAATGTTATATTTATGATTATTATCATGATAAAGATGGAGAAAAAACACCTATTGATGCTAAATTTATTGTTACCCAATATGGTTCATTAAGCAAAGACCAAGTTGAGTATCATATTATGTTCAGACCAATGAGTGAATGCCCTCTAGACTATTATGAAGAATATAATAAATTATACAATGCTGATTATCCTATCGGTTTATATATTGATATTCCGGATGCACAAGGTATTTATCATAAATGGATGATTTGCTCTTCTGATAGAGAACAACAATTTGTTAAACACAGTGTATTGCCATGCAATTATGAATTCAAATGGATTTTAGATGGTATTAAATATTCTATGTGGGGAATAGCCCGTATGCGAAACTCTTACAATAGTGGTTTGTGGACAGACTATTTAACAACAATTGTTGAAAACCAAGATCAAATTTGGCTACCAATGAATGATATTAGTTCTAAGCTTTATTATGGAGATAGAATTATTGTTTCAGCTTTGATTGAGAAACCTATTACATGGAAAATTTCGAAAGTTGAAAATATTCATCCTTTCGGGATTAATAAATTAACGATAGCTCAAGATAAATTCAACGAGCAAAAAGATTACGTTAATATAGAAACTGGGGAAATGTATGCCGATTATTATAAAAGTGCTATTCCCTTAGAAGAACCTGATATAGCGCCACCCTCTTTTACAGCCAGCTTAAAAATGATTGGCACAGTTCCATCAATAAAAGTCCCTAATGTTGCAAAAAAACTTTATGTAGAATTTGTTGATGATGTAATTGATCAGTTTGATTGGATTATAGAGTGTGACGGTGTAGATGTTTCAAATGATTTTAATATTGAATTTTTAGAACCAACAAAAATTTCGATAAAAACTGAAAGTTATGATTTTGTCGGAAAGGTTTTAGAAATATATATTGTTGACGCTAATGGATCTTCATTATGCGAAAAATTCAAATTGGAGGTGGTTAGCTTATGATGACTAAAGAGCAAGAAGCAAAATTGTTTGCTTTACGTGAGAATGTGAATGACGAAAATATTCGCATTAAAGAAATCATTAAAGAAGAGCTATACAATTCTCCAGAAATCATCCATGTTTTAGAAACACCTGATTTGGATGAGGATGCTCCAGAAGAATATATTGGAGTAAGTATTTTACCGTTTGTAAGAATTCCAGATATTCAATATCAAGTTAAAAATTATATTTGTTTTCAAGTTGATTTGGTTGAGGATTCTTATCATAACAATGCTATGAAAATAGCAAACATTACTTTTGTGATTTTCTGCGAATCACAAAATATCAATACAAAATATGGTATTGCAAGACATGATTTATTAGCCTACTTAGTGAAAGATATTTTTAATTGGTCGCATATATTTGGAAAACAGGCGAAATTAATATAGGACAAAGAATCAGTTACTGATACATATTATTCTTGCAGAACATTAAAATATGAAATTCAGTCACCTAATTCAATTATCAAAACCGATTTAATGAACAAAGGTAGAGTTTATAATAATACGGTGCGTAAATGAATTTATCATTAGAGACATCTGTCAGAGAGTTTGATGAGCTCTCAATGTTTTTTGGGTAGGATTATGAAGTAAATAATATGATTAAAATAAAGCAACCTAGAATTGGAGAAATTGCAAGTTTTGGGGAACAAGAATATTTTAATTTCATTTACACCATATGTTCTATTCCAAGTGATATGAAGTCTACCCTTTGGGATATGGGAATTGATTATGAAGAAATAGATGATTTTGAATTATTTATAATGCTAACAAGAACTTTATCAGAAGAATGTTCGAAATTCGTTTTTTGTAATTTGGATATATCCAGTTTTGATCCTGCAGTGGATAAAGTTACTGGAGAGCCGGTTTTAATCAACAAAGATTCGACTATTGTTATTGATAAATTATTATATAGAGTAATCGTTGACTATATTAGAAAAGTACATGGTATAATTCCAAAAATCGAAAAATCGTATAACGAGTTAACCAAGAGAAAATTGATTGAACTGGATAGGCAAAAAAAATTTAAAAATGCAGATAAAAAACAAACCTCTATTTTACTACCGACAATTGTATCACTCATTTGTACCGAAGAATGTAAATATAATAGCCAAAGCATTCAAAATGTCGGGATATATGAAATATTTGAAAGTATAAGACAAATTAATAAAAAAAAGAGTGCCTGTGCGCTATTGCAGGGAAGTTACAGCGGTATGATTGATACATCAAAAATAGATAAAGAGGCATTTAATTGGATGAAGAGCACTGAATGACAGTGTTCTTTTTTTTATTACAAAAGGAGGAACAAATATGGCTTTTGATATTAACAACTTTGTTATTGACCACGTACTGAGAGGCGTAATGTTATCCACAGCAGATGGTTCTGTTATGTATTCCATCAATCAGATCGAAGATCCCTCTCTGAATTGTACATCTGAAGAAAGAGAAGCTGTTGACGCTCTGGGCACACCTATCATGACATTCCAGAACGGTAAACAGGCTGAATTCTCTGCTTCCAACTCTATCTTCGACCTGAACCTGTTAGCTACACAGATGGGTACAGAAAAAGAAATCGCTTCTGCTGATGCAAAGATTACAACTCCCGTATTCTTCACAGGCGAAGTAAAATCTGCAACATTCTCTCTGGTAAAAGAACCTAAAGCTCCCATTTCTGAAATTTATGAACTGAGAGGCGACGGCACAACAGGTCAGAAATACACATTAACAACATCCACTCCTGGTGTAACAGAATTTGCTTACGACTCTGTTTCTAAGAAAGTTACACTGAATGAAGCTGTTGCAGATGGCACACAGTTCTTCGTAGTATACGAAACAGAATCTGCTGCTGCTGTTCAGGTAACAAACTCTGCTGTAAATTACCCTAAAGCTGGTAAATTTATCATGGAAGTTCTGGGTTGTGACGTATGTGATCCTACAACACTGGTATATGCATATGTAATTTTCCCTAACGCTAAACTGAGTTCTGATGTTGACCTGTCCTTCACAACAGATGGCAAACACCCCTTCTCTATGAAAGCTCAACAGGCTTACTGCGATAAGAAAAAAGTTCTGTTCAACATCGTTATTCCCGAAGCTGAATAATAAAACCATTATGGGGAGGTTAACCCCTCCCCTTTTATTAATTTGAAAGTGAGGGATTTATATGGCAAAAGCAAATAGAACTTGTATTGTTTGTGGTGAACAATATCATTATTGCAATAATTGTCATGTTGAAGAACCTGCATGGAGAACTATTTTTCATGATGAAAATTGCAAAACAATTTTTGAAACAATTAACCAAAAATATTTTGAACACATTTCTGAAGACGAAGCAATTCAAACTTTAATGAATTGCGATCTGAGTGTACTTGAATCTGAGACAGCGAATGAAAAAATTGCATGTACTGTTGATGAAATGGTTAATAAAAAAGGTTCTAAAAGAACAAAAAAAACAAAATCTGAGTAAAATCAAAAAATATAGTGAATAGGTAATCTAATGGGATACGCTTATTCATTTTATTTGCGTGTCCCATTTTTTTTGAAAGGAGATAATTGGATGTTAGTTAAGAGCAGAGTTACCGGAAAAGAATATGATCCAGAGCATGTTTGGTATATTAGCAATATGCAACAGGTGTCTGCATAGTTTGCAAATGGCGGTGTTGATTATATCTTAGATGTAATTTATAGCCCAAGTAAAATTAGAAATAAAATGGTCTTTGTTTATGAAAAGAATGATTTTATGACAGACCTTTATGATAGATGGTGTAAGTATGAGTTAGAATACTGATAAATTATATCTCGTCTCCCCTGTTCCCCCAAGTGTTAATCACTATTTGGCTTATAGGGTTGTTAAAAAAGGAAATAGATAGATGGCGATGAGTTATAAAACAAGAGAATCAATAGATTATAAAAAGCAATTTATTGATTATGTGAAACAGGAAGCGGAAAAACAAGGCTGGCAATTTAGAAATGGTGAAAGGCATTTGTATGTCGATTGTATATTCTATTTTCCTAGAATTGATATGGATACTAATAATTAGTTTAAGCTTTTATTGGATTCAATCACTGAAAGTCGTGTTGTTTGGGATGACGACAATTTTGTTTGTGAGCGTGTTGATAGAATATATTATGATTCAAAAAATCCAAGAATTGAACTTGTAATATATGATGCCCCTTACTTTGGTATTTTTGATGATATATCAGAAAAAAATAATTTTATTGATAAATGTGTTGGCTGTAAGCGTTATGCACGTAATTGTTCTATATTAAAAAATGCTTTGAATGGAAAAATTCAAGCTGATATTAATAATAAAACTTGCCTAAAATATAAGGAGATGGAATAAATGGAATCTAAAAAAATGAATGTACAGGAATTTGTAAATAAATATCAGTCTGCTAAAACGGATGTAGAAAAAACAAAATTGTTAAATTCTATTAATATTAAAACCTATGTGCCATTTTCGGTAAAAGTTATTCACTCTGAGACACTTGTAAAAACAAATGCCCGCAGAGTTTCCGGTGTGTTATTAAATAATTCTCCAAATGAATATCTGATGTATATTATGTCCGTGATTTCTTTATATACTGATTTGCAAGTAAGCAAAGAACGTCCACATGAAGATTATGATAGCCTAAGAGCATCCGGACTAATTGATAAAATTACAGAATCTATCGGCAGAGATTTAGAAGAATTTTCTGCCATTTTTAAAATGGTGGTATCTGACTTATATGCAAATGAAAAAGATAATTATGTGTTCATCGCATCTCAAATTACAAGATTAATGGAAGTAGTTGAAAAACACGCTGGTATTGCAAATGAATTGGCTAAAAATAAAGAATTTATGAAGAATTTTACAAAAATCCAAAATATGTTATTAAAACCAGAAAAGGTAAAGTGATGTAATTGGCAAAAAAAATTGGTATTAAGGATCGCATCATATCAGATATTTATGATGCTGCGGATATAATTTGTAAAAGCTGTGCCACACAAGTTCGAGAGGTTCTTGCTGGTGAATACTATTTTGCTGTAGAAATGTTTTATAATGCTTATGATCCAGTGTATTATAACCGATTTTTTAATTTGTATAAAGGCTATGTTAAATACTATAAAAATTCTCATGGTAAATTTTACACAGGTGGTATACTGGTTTCCGCAGAACCTATGAAGGAAGTATATAAAGATCCAAAAGAATATGTATTATCTATGGCTATGATGGGTTATCATGGTACATCTCAAATTACTACTGAATCTCCTTTGGAGAGATTGATAGATAAACAAAATGAAATTATTGCTAATCCAGAAATGTACATACAACGTGCAATTAATGTTGCAAAAAAATCTGGTTAGGCATATTTATTTTAACAAGGGGTGATATAATTGGCGAGACAAAGCAGTGTAAGTGAAGTCCTTATTAAATTTAAGGCTGATATGACGGATATTGATAAGAAAGCCAAAGAAATCGAGGAAGCCTTTTCTGCTATGGCCGGGGCACCCGATTTCGAAGAATTAAAGAAGGACTTTAGTAATTTTAAAAGAGATGCATTGGGCGATATTGAAGATATCAAACAATCAATTGAAGATGCTTTCACTGGAAATGAAACAACATTTAAAACTCTAAACAAACGTATTGATAATTTTACTAGCAGACTTAGAGGCGAAATGAGAATCCTAAAAGAAATGATGCCTCAAGCTGGTGGATACGAAGAACTTGCTGTGTCATTCTGTAATGCGGCCAGTTTAATTATTGATCAAGCAAAAGAAGCAAAAATCGAAATGGCTGGCATGTTCGATCCAGATGTTCTTGGTATTCAAAAAAATATTAATAAATATAAAAGAAATATTGCTGAATTTGAAACACGCTTAAATAATTTACGCAAACCAAGATTAAGAGATAAGAAAGATCCGTTTTTAGAACAATTTGATTTTACAGACGATGATGCTGTTCAGAAAAAATTTGATAGTTATTTAAGTGATTTAGAAAAAAAGATAAAGAGATATGATACTTTAAATAATAAAGCGAAGTTACTTGAGACATCAGACAAAGCGGATGAAAGACAACAATATGCTGATTTAAACAGAGAAGCTCGTGGATATTACGATTCAATTATTTCTTCATATCAAGATATAGTAGCCTTTGTCGAAAAACATGAAGATGTTATGAGTCAACTAAAACGTGACTCATTCTTAAATGAAGATACTAAGCCTTTCTTGAGAGCTCAATCAATGTTTAAAGATCAAGAAAACCACATTAAAAATCGTATTCAAGCAACCGAAAGGTTGTTAGTCAAAGAAAATTTAGCTCTTGAGCAAGAAAAAAAGAAATTAAATGAGAAACTGCAAGAACTTGGTGCCTCTGGCATAGAAGACACTGTAGATACTCAAAAGGATCTAGTAATTCGTCCGAAAGTTGAAATTTCTGATGAAGAATTAACTAACATTCAAACACAATTAAATTCAAGAAAATACAAAATTGTTGCAGAAATTGATGCGACTGGAGATATTCCTAATCCAACAGCAAATCCTGATGGAACCCCTAGTGGTTCTGGAACCTCCACCTCTCGTTCATCAAAATCCAAGAAGGTAAATAATAAGCCATTTGATGATAAAAAATACCCTAAGAATGTAATTTCTGATAAAGAACTTCAGAATGCACTTGCTATCAGAGATGAAATCAAAAAATCTGGTACAACTCTTTCTAGTGAATTACAAAGTATTTTAGATACACAGGATTCTGCAATTCAGGGATTTATTGATTTAAGAAATCAAGAAGCTAACAACCCTTTAACACAAGAAGAAATCTTAAATCTGAATAATATTAAACAGTCTATGTTTAAAAATCTTCGACTGCTTCAAAAACATGTTTCTGGAGAATTACAGATTGTTGAAACAGGAATAAGAACCGAAGAGGAAGCGTCAAGAAAATTAGCGGACATTAAAGAAGAGCGTGGCAAAAATATTAAAATGCCATATATGGAAAGAACAAGTTCTGATTCACCTAATATGACATTGTTCTATCATCTCAATTCAGCAATGGATGAGGTTGAAAATATCTCTTTTGACAGAGAAACTGGAATGATGTTTAGTAGAAGTGTTTATACAGAAAGATTCAAAGAAGGTGAATTACCTCTACAGGCATTAAAAAATAATCTGCCATCAGAGAAGAAGCTTTATGGATATATGTCTGAGTTAGACAATATTATTCAAGCGAATGTTGATGAAGTATATGATTCTATTTTCGAAGAAAAGTTAACAACAGCGCAGAGTAAATTAAGCTCAATGTATCAAACTAGAGATCGTATGGACTATTTAGATGCCGACGATATATTCAATACATTGAGAGATGAAGCCGATGTTAAAAATCTATTGAAATCACTAAAATCTGATACAGCAAATTCTAAAAGAATGCGTGAAATTCAAAAAGAAGCTCATGCGTTAATGAATTCTGATGGTTCAGTAAATTATGATAAGCGTGGTTTAAACTCTTTAATTGATACAATCGGTCTTCGTACAAATGGTGCAATTACAGATATATCTGATGATGAATTAAAAAGAGCTGAGAAGTTATTAGACTTATTAAAAGGCGGAAATAAACTTTATGATGTTCATGGTTTAAATGGTAGAAATGAAAACATCTTCACTTCTTGGGCGGATAATTTAGATAGTGGATATAATATTGTTAAAAGAACAGAAAATTCAATTATTGCCGAATTTGAACACGAAAAAGGTGTAATTGACCAATTAACATTAACCTATGATGAAAATGCGAGGGCATTTGTAGAGTCATAGGCAACAAAATATAAAATTCAAGATGCTTATGCAACAAAGAATAAAATAACCAACCAGGCGAAATATTCTGATCTAACATCAAGACTTTCTGTTATTGATCCTGCGGAACAATCCATTGCATATCAAACCTTATTTAATCGTGCAACAGAATTAAGATCTGAAGTTGATGCGAAAATAAAAAATACACTTTCAGGTGGATATGTTAATAAACAAGAACTTGATGAAGCGAAATTCTATGTAGAAAGTAGAGTTAAAGAAATTGTTGAAATTTTAGAATTACTAGAAAGAAAAGATACAGTAATTTTAGATGTCAACGTAGACACTTTAGATGAAGCCGAAAATGAATTAAAGGCTTTAGCAAATCAATATGGTGAAATCCTGTCTACTGGTTTTTCTGGAAGCAAAGCTTCTGGCACTATGAAATGGACTGCTCAAATTAAAGATGCGAACAATGAAGTAATTCAGTTAACAGCATCAATGGGCAAGTTAACAAAAACAGTTACTGCTACAACAAGAGCAACAGGTCAATCCATCAATCGTTTAAGTCAATTTGTTGATAACTTGGCTGGCAAATGGCGTGAAGTATTAAGATACTTACTGTCCTTCGGTAGTTTATATGAAGTTATTAACATCGGCAGATACGGATTTGAAGCATTGAGAAGCATGGATGCTGCAATGGTTGAAGTTCGTAAAGTATCTGATGAAACTGAATCAACATACGAATCTTTTAGATTAGAAACAGCCCAAACTGCAAAAGAAATTGCTAGCACAAATGTAGAATTAAGAAATTCTGCAGCCGACTGGTTAAGATTAGGTGAAAGTATTGAATACGCTGGCGAATTAGCAAAAAATGCTGCAGTATATGTAAATGTTGGTGATGGTATTGATATTAATACCGCTACCAAAGATATGATTACTGCAATGAGGGCTTTTGATATTGAGGCAAAAGACTCTATCAGTATCATTGACGCATATAATGAAGTTGGTAATAACTTCTCCATCAGCTCTGCGGGTATTGGTGAGGTTCTGGAGCGTTCCGCTTCAGCATTAGCCGTAGCAAATAATACATTTGCCGAATCTATCGCTCTGGGTACTGCAATGAATGAAGCATTACAGGACACAGAAGTAACTGGTTCTGCATTGAAAATTTTCTCACTGCGTATTCGTGGTGTTAAATCTGAAATTGAACAGATGGGTGAATCTACAGATGGTATGGTTACATCCACTGCAAAAATGAGAGCTCAAATTAAAGCATTAACAAATGTTGATGGTTTGGGTGGCTTTGATATCTTAACAAGTTCTGGCGATTTTAAATCAACAGCTGAAATTGCTAAAGGATTAGGTCAAGCATTTGAGAAAATGAGTGACATTGATCGTGCCGGATTACTAGAATTAATTGCTGGTAAGAACAGAGCTAACGCAGTTGCTTCCTTACTACAAAACTGGGAAACAATTGATGAAGTTTTAGAAACTATTGCTGATGATGAAGGATCTGCTATGCGTGAAAACGAAGCAATTGTAGATTCCATCAATGGTAGAGTCCAAATTCTAAGAGCAACAATGGAAGAATTCTGGGCAGAAACAGTTAATTCAGATAGTGTTAAAACAATTATTTCTGGATTAACAACAATGTTAGAATTATTAACAGCGTTAGTAAAAACTGCAGGCTTATTGCCTACAGTAATGTCTGCCGCTGCTGGTTCTTTCCTAGCCTATAAAGGTATTGGTATTACAATCGTATATGCCCTTCATGGGGGTAACTCCATGTCGTATTAACTCTCAAACTGCGGGGAGGCGTTAACAACACTTTCACTACAACATAATCTTAACGGGTAAGTGTGAATGTCGTGGAAACACAGAAAAAAGCAAAGTGTTTGGCTCATGCTAAAAAATAATGCTAAAAGCTGGAATAATACGCTAGTCCGCCACCAAGCCCCTTCTGCATTTTTGTAGTTGTAACATGTCGGAAAATATGTTAAACGGGAAGGCACACAGACTGCATGGGAGTTTGCTCGAAAGAGTATGAGGTACAGTCGGGACTGCCATACATAGATTTTTATTTTTGATGTGTATGGTTCTATACTCGCCTAATTAAGCAAGTGAATCCGATCACAGAAGTAGTATAGAATTGATAAAAAAAATAATTGTAGTTTGCTTCTACAAATTGTCAAGAAAAGCAAAAGCAGAGGATTGCTCCCCTGCACTATTTTATAAAAAGAAAATTTCAGACATCCAAATACCTATAATCTCACAAAGTTTTGCCATAATTAAGGCAAATATAACACCAGAAACACCACAAATAATATTTTGTTGTTTTTCTGTTATATTATTAAAAAATTCTTTAACTTTGCGAAACATATTCATAGATTAAATTTGCTATATTCTGATTCAATTTCATTGGTCATCACCTTAGAAATAAGTTTTACAAGTGTGGCAATACCATTGTTTCCCTACTTTATTTGATGCAAGACCAAATAAGCCAACAGAGAATAGTTTACTACCAGTTGATATTTTTGTTGTGAAGTAGCTGGTGCAATGAGGACATTGAGCAGGAATTACATCTGGATTATATTCGGTTATTATATTTTGATATTTTGTACCCCAAATATCATCTGGAATTCCAAACTTATGCCAAGATTCTTCATAGTGTTCACGACATAACCATGCCCTTTGGTCATACATTTCTTTTGGCTGGAAATTTAATCTAATTTTATCTCTATCTTCTTGTGTTGTTAAAACAAGATCTCCACGATGACCATCAAAATTCCAGAAATTAATTCCTTCTAACACGGCTGTTTTGCCATTGCAATAATAACATTGCCTGTCGCCAGCCCCTTCGGATATGCATCCGCATACGGTGCAAATTTGTGTATTTAAAAATATATCTTTTTTCATAATTCCACCTACTCTCTATTTTATATTATATCTTGACAATAATATAAAAGTCAATTGTTCGGTAAAAGACCTAAAAGGCTTTTTCACTGGTGGAAAAACAACAATTAGCAAAGATGTTGCAAATGGTATTATTACAAGATATCTTGGTGGCGAAGATCCATCTAAGATTGCCTCAGAGTTTGGGGACGCATCTAAATCAATTGAAAAATATTTAACATCAACAAATCGTAAGTCGTTATCAGATTCAAAATTAATGAATTCTGTTAATGGTGCCAATGTAACGCTGAAAAATTTCGGAAAGAATATTTTAAAGGCTGCCGGAAATATGGGTGTTATGCTTGCAGCGTCTCTTGCTATTGAAGGTGCAATTTACATCTTTGATAAAGTTAATATCACAGCAGAAGAACAGCAAGAAATTGTAGATGAATTAACTGGAAAAGTAGAATCACTGAAAAATGAGTACGATGAATTAAATGGAAAATCAAATCGTACAAGTGCTGAAAATAAACATCTTGGATATTTAGAACGTCAACTTGATTATCAAGAGCGCTTACTAAAAATTGAACAGCAGAGACTTGTGTTAAGCCAATTATTTGGTGTTGGCGATGCTCTTTCAGACGGTGATTTAGTTTATGGCGGTGACGCAGATACTGCTAAAAGTAATATTGAAGGCATTGCACAAACCGCAAAAAATGATATTCAATATTTGAATGATCTTCGTAAACAAATTGCTGACACAGATAAAAATAGTTCTGAATATATTAAATTGGTACAACAAGAAGCTGATTATATGGCTTCAATGGGTTCTTATCGTGATAGTGCAATTCAACAATATACTAAATATGCTAGTTCTTACGAAATGGTAACAAACGCCCTTGAAAGCGGGGCTTTTGAAGGAACTGCGTATGAAAGAGTATTAAAAGAACTTCAGGCAATTTATGAATCTGGCATGGATACTTTAGATAAATCTATTGTGTCTTATGATGCAGCATTGGGTGATTCTACCGCTGCAATTGAAGAAAGATTATCACAAATTGGTCAAGGCGGAAATGTTGACTTAACAAATCGACCTGTTATTGATGCTAAAGAATTGGCTAAAAAAGGTTGGACAGATGCCGGAGAAGGATCTGCTACTGTATATACATCTACATATAGCAATAAAGATGGAACAAAAGCAATTAACTTCACACCTATCATTGTTGATAAAAATGGTAATTATGTTGGCGTTTTAACACCAGAAGAATTAGAGAATTATGCTAATGAAGTATTAAACGGCGCTGATGATTATAGAAACTTACAAATTGGTGCGGTATTTGAAGGCGAAAATGCTATTATTGACGCAGAGTCTGTAGCTAATGAAACTCATAATCTACACGAAAACTATTATGAGTTAAAAGATGATATTGAAAGCAGCCCTATTGAAATTAGCGTTGAAGGAGATATCAAAAATCTAAGCACAGCATCTGATGAATTAAAAGCATTCCATGCTATTTACAAAGATGTTGCAGATGGAGAAGGTTTTGATTATAACTCTTTAATTGATGCTGGATTTGCGGAAAAATTTAAAGGCTACACAAAAGAGTATGATAATTTCTTAAAAGTAATATCAAATTCTCCTAATGATATAAATAAATGTCAACAAGCATTTAATGATCTTGCCACAGCATATTTTTATGATTCAGAAGCATTAAAAAATATCACAGAAGATAATTATGATGCAACAGTTGCTTGGTTAGAACAAGAAGGTGCATTAAACGCCGTTGAAGTTGCGAATTATGCTTTAGCACAAGCAAAAGCTAGTGCATGGTTAGCATCACAAGACCTAACAAAAATAACAGATGAATCAATTGTAAAATTTGCTCAAGAAAATTCTGCGATTGGTGTAACAAGAGATATGTTATATCAATTACAGATTCAGATGATTCAAACCAATAATCAAGGCTTAGATTTTAGCCAACAAATAACTGCACTAAAAACTCTTGCTGTAAATGCTGGTGTTGCTGCAGAACTTGTTAGCAAAGCAAATCAAAGAAAAGTTGCCAGACAAGCAGAAAGGTCTGGAATGTCTACTGTGGATTATTTAGCACAAAATATTAGTAGTGCTATTAATAATGCTGTAACAAAGGTAGATTATGCTGCTCCTGTTGGCGGTGGTAAATCTGGAGGCGGTTCGTCTTCAGATCCTTATCAAGCAGATATTGATAAATTTAAAGATTTATCTGACGCTGTAGAAGATGTTGAATTAAAAATTACACACCTAAATCAGGCATATGAGCATACAGACGATATTTCAGAGCAAATAGCGTTACAAGACAAGCTGATTGGTTTATATCAAGAGCAAAAAGATGCCCTAGACGCATTAAATAATGCAAGAGACAAGGAAATTGCAAATAAAGTTGCTGAATTGCGAGCTGGCGGATTTAATGTTACATATGACCCAAAAACAGACCATCTAAAAATCAATAACATTGAGCGTTTAAATACTTTGTCTGAGGATCAGATTAAAAAGTATGAAAAAATCATTGATGAAACTTATGAATTAAATGATGCTAATAAAGATTCTGCCGAACAATGGACGGAGCTCTCCTACTCTATTCTTGAAACAAAGAAATCCATAGAAGAGTTGGAGAAAAAACACTTTGATTCAACAATTGATGATATTGAAATATTAATTGATCTTTTAAATGATAGCGAATCTACTATGGGCGACTCTATTGCTCATTATGAGGATTTAATGATTCGTTCACTAAAACGTCTTGGACAACTTGCAAAAGATGATTTTGAAGGCAAAAAAGATGAAATCAAAGCGCTAATGAAGGCATACATGTCTTATTATGAAGCTCGTATTGAAAAAGAAATCGAAATCAAAGAACTTGAGCAAGAAGATCAAGATTCTGTTTTATCTGCAATCAATGATTTGCTTGATGAAAGAGCGAAAAAAATTGATGAAGAAATTGATGCTTTAAACAAAGCTAACGAAGAACGCAGAGAAGCGTTAGACCTGCAAAAAGCCCAAGCCGCATTGGATAAAGCTAATTCTCAAAAGACTCGTAGAGTATTGAGAAAAGGTTTAGGCTTTATTTATGAGGCTGATGAGGACGCAATTCGTGAAGCAGAAGAGGCTTTATCTGATTTAAGATATGAAGAAACTATTTCTAAACTTGAAGAGCAAAAAGAAGCATTAGAGAAATTACAGGAAAAATGGTCTGAAATTCCTGAGTTATTTGAAAAATATCAAAATGCCTTAATTGCAGAACAACTTTTAGGCGCAGATTGGGAATCTGATATCTTAAATGACCGTATCGATGTTTATAAAGATTTCAAAGATAATTATTTTGATATCCAACAAGATATTTTTGATTTAACAGAAGAGTTAAACAAGAAGACTAATGAGAGTTATCAGCAAACAATGAAATTATTCCAAGCAATGATGCAGATGTACATTGCTATGGATGATGCAGCACTACATGCTGGTCAAAGCGGACAAACAACAAGAAAACATTGGTATGTTCAGCGAGATGGCAAAGCACCCTCTCAAGCCCAGGTAGGAGACTATATTTATACTAAAGGTGGCACTTATCGTATTGATGCGAAAGATGAAAACGGTAAGTTTACTAGCACAAAAATTGATAATAAATATACTACTCCTCCTTCAGATAATTTATGGGGCACAGCATTTAAAACTGAAACAGTTGAATTAACTGGTGCATTATATAACAATAGCAAAAAAACTCAAGACATTATTGATACTGCAGAGAAACATATCGATACTGTAATCCGCAGTATTATTGGTGATGAGTATCTTGCCAAAGCAATTGGCGAAAACAATACTTTAACATCTGATCAGCTTGGTTCAATATTTGAAAATATTGATTCTTTAGATGGCAATAGCGTCAGCGTTGATGAAAATACTGTTAAAATTGGTAATATGATTTACGCTTTAGATGATTTGGCGTACGCAATTAGTAATTTTGAAGTACCTATTCTAGAGCAAGAAGAGATTATAGAAGGCATAGTCTCTGGAACACTAGAAAACTTCAATGACAGTATGATGTCTCCTGAAGATCAGGCTTATGTTAAACAACTACAAGCAGCTTGGAATACAGCAAAAGCACAAGGCAATACAGAACTAATGGATCGCCTTCATGAATTGGCTGATGCTGTACGAGCACAATATCTGGATGGCACATTAAGACCTTTAGTTGATGGCAAGGATTACAATAGAATTGGTGCTGATGGATATAGCACTGTATTCCACGAAAACAGTCGTAGTGATGCTTATGGTGGAGCCCCTGTAGCTGGTATTATTGGTACAACAAAATCTATTTGGGGTCTAGATGCTTCAAACCAAAAAGAGGTACAAAAACTTATTGATAGTGGTGTACTAACAGCAGAAGAAGCGAAAAAACTTGTTCAATTATCTGGTGGAGGTCATTACGACCCTGATGGAACTAAAAAATCAGTATCTTCTAAAGGGGAAGACTTGTCTGGGTGGAATAAGCAAGTAGTCAGCGATGGTTATAGTGATAGTGGGGAAACTTATTGGACAACAATAAAATACACTGACCCCAACACTGGTAAAACTATTACTAAACAAGAAGCGAATGCGTATACCGAAGAACAAGTTAGAGAGTTAAGAGAATCTAGTAAAAATATAGACAAAAACTCAACCAATTTAACTGGAAACACAGATGCTATCCATGGTAATAGTGATAATCTTGAAGACAACACAGATGCTACTGGAGAATTAACAGATGCTACAAATGGATTAAAAAGTGAATTCCAAGAAGGAATGAATGTCAATATCAGCGTTAGTGGTTCTGGATCATCTGGTGGTAGTGGAAATGGCGGTCGACCTAGCAGTGGTGGCGGTGGCGGAGGCGGCTCTGTTACCGTTAATGGTAGCAACGGCGTTTCTACAACAATCTCTCAGTCAGACTCTGACGGAATTAAAGCTGCACAAAAGGCATATAATGATGCAAAAGCTAAAGGTGATACAGCTGGCATGGCAGCAGCTCACAGTCAAGCTGAAAGTATTCGTAATCAAAACGGATATTCTGGTGGCACTGATGGGTCTCAGGTTATTAAAACTGATGATAAGAAAAAGAAAAAAGCCAAAGGCGGTTTAAATCTTAAATCTGATATTTATAATATCGATGAAAAAGGTGCAGAATTTGTCATTGAGCCAGATGAAGGTAGGTATGTTCGTATTGCCAAAGGCGGCTCTGTAATACCAGCAGATGTTACCAAAAATCTTTGGAATTTTGGTATAAATCCTGCTGAAAATATTAAAAAAGTTGTTATGGAAACAATCGGTGGTGCAATTGTGCCTAGACCATCTAGTACAATTCAGAACTCTTATCATATTGATTCTATTGCATTACCTAATGTTCAAGATGTAAGTGGCTTTATTAGAGATATTCAGAATCTGCCTAATTTAGCCAAACAGTATATGAGTACACGATAAGGAGAGGTTGACCCCTCTCCTTTTTATATGGAGGTGGATTATGTCTCCTGAAACACAAAAAGTGATTGATGCGTTTAATATTATTATTCAAGAAACAAAATTTAACTTTGATATAACAAAACGTGGTCGAATCATTGGAGTTTTACCAAATGGTAAATATAAAGTTCAAATTTATGATGCAAATTACGAAATTAAATCTGGATTTACATTTGCAATAAATGAAACAGTACATGTATTGTTTCCACAAGGCAAAACAAACCCAGATGATTTATAGATATATCCAAACAGATAAGGCGGTGATTATTAAATGGCGGTCTCCCCTATTTTATTAAACTCAGTACCTTTTGATGCAACACTTAACCATATACTGCAGTTCACATATAACGGTTCTCAGATTTTTGCAAATAGAGTTATTGTAAAAAACAACACGACTAATGCAATCGTATATGATCAAAAAAATGATGCGATGACAACATATGTGACAATCCCCGCAAATACTTTGCAAAATGGTGTTACTTATAATGTTCAAGTATCTGTGTTTGATCACGAAAATATTGAAAGTCCATTGAGTAATATTATTATCGTTCAGTGTCTTGCGACACCAATATTTACTTTTTCAAATGTGACAAACGGATTAACTATTAGAAGTTCATATATTGATGCAGAATTACATTACTCTCAAGAAAATGGAGAGCTGCTAAACGAATATATTGTCACCCTTTATGCTTCAAATCAAACAACCGTTGTTTATAATTCTGGTTATAAATATTCTGGCGACTCTATGATAACAAGAGTGACAGGTTTGGTGGATGATAATACATTTTATCTTCGTGCAACTGGCGAAACAGTTCATGGTATGGAGATTGATACTGGTTTTATTGAAGTACTGTGTGATTATTTAAAGCCAGACATGTTCTTAGCATTTAGAGCAGATAATATTGCAGAAGAAGGTAGTGTCAGACTGTCTGCACATTATGTTTTAGTAGAAGGCGATTCTAATATTGATGAATCAGAATTGGTTTATATTGATGATGAAAAAATTAGTCTTTTAAATGGAGAGACAGTATATTGGGATTCTGGTTTTTCTGCTAAAAATTTCACATGGGATATGAGGTTAAGCAATATTCCAGACTTCACAAAAATGATTACATTTAATATGAAATCAGTAAAAGCAATAATTACATGGAATTATGGGACTTTTGATGATTCTGGAGAAGTAAAATATTATGCGGAGTTAACTACATTCCATTATGTTGGTTCTGAGCAGTTAAAATATAGACAAGTAAGTAATCGTATTTCCCCTTTAATTGGGGATCAGCAGGTTCATATTTATGTTCGACATGTAAATGGTTTATTTGATTTAGTTATTACACCATTAGAAATTCCAGAAAATAATGATGTTAATATACCAGAACCATCTAATCCTGAAGAACTCATTGAAGAAATTGTGGAAGGAAGTGATGTAGAATGATGTTTTTAGGAGGATTTGTTAGTTATGCCTCATCTTTAGACGCAACACCTATTTCCCCACAATCTACGGAATATGTAGAAATTACTAATGCCGTGTTTGATGAAGTGTAGATGGATTCAGATGTTTCTGCTCCGGCAGACACAAATATTCCAACATGGGGTCATACAACATTAATGAATGCGAAATTCCAAAACAATATTTTAGCTGGTAATGTTGGTTTTACACTCGCTTCTATTAGTGACATGGTAATTAAAAAGAGAAAAGTTGATGATTATAAATGGTCTACTCTTTACACATTCCCTGTAAAAACAGAAGCTGACTTTGATTTCTTCTTTAATGATGTGGTTGTAGCATCAAATACAACATATGAGTATGCTGCTGTCCCTATTGTTAATGGCGTTGAAGGTTCTTATCAAACAATTAGTGTTGATGTAGAATTTGATGGTTGCTTTATTGTAGATAAAACAAATACATATCAAGTAATTTTGGATTTCGCTAGTGATAATCTGACTAGACAAATTAAATCTACAATGATTGAACCAGTGAATTCTAAATACCCTTATGTTTATTATTATGGTCAGTCAAGATATGATAAATTCTCTGTGACTGGTGCTATGATTGAATTAAATAGAAATACATGTCAATGGGATGTCGATAATGGATGGAGATATAGAAAAGCGTTTAGAGATTTCATTGACAATCAAAGAACTAAAATTGTTAAATTCTATGATGGTCGAATCTATCTAGCATCTGCAATTGATACTATTAATGAAGCAACAAATGGTCATCCCGACTTAGTGCATACAACAGTAAATTTCGTTGAAGTTGGCGATGTAAATAGTAATGAAGATCTATATTATAATGGATTTGTTGAATTTTTGGAGGTGGGTAATTAATGGCTTATTACCCTACCCAAATTGATATTGATGCTTTAAAATTTCCGCAAAAAATATTGCATGTAAAGATTTTATTATTGAATGATAAATTTCAAACAATTTATGAGATGAAGCATGAATATATATCTGGAAGTATTTCAACTAATGTTGATTCTGATATTAGAAATACATTGAGTATGACATTAGGTGTTATCAATAAAAATGTTGGCATTTCAGAAGACAGATTGCTTTGGATTGATCAATATGTAAAAATTTTCTTTGGTGTACAAGTACCTTTTCACGAGGATGTTTTATGGTATGACAAAGGTATTTTTGTTATGACAGATTATTCTTATAATCCACAAACAAGAATTCTACAAGTAAATTGCTCTGATTTGGTCTGTAAATTAAATGGTGATGTTGATGGCAGTTTAGAAGATTTAGAGGTTGTAATTAAGGCTGAGGAAAATGTTAGTGTACGTGATGCAATGATTTATGTATTAACAACCTTCTCTCCTTTTACGAGATATAATATTGCAGACATGCCACAACTTGTTCCTTATGATTTAGAATTTAGTGCGACAGATACTGTGTGGACAATTTTAACAAAACTCAGAGACCTTTACCCTTCTTATGAAATGTATTTTGATACCGATGGTACATTTATTTGTAAACAAATTCCTATGGAAGAGTCCGATCCTATTGTTTTAGACAACAATATTTTGCAAAATTTATATGTTTCTGAAGTTGATAATGGCGTTTTGAAAGACATTAGAAATGTAAGTAAGGTTTGGGGTAAATGCTTAGATACAGATTATCATACAGAAATTTGTGAGTATGATGTTACTTTAAACACATACTCCGCACATTTCAAAGGACTCGCTTTAAATGATGATGGTAGTTTACCTACAAGCACAAAATTTGCAGTTAAAATGCCATTCATTAATTCAAACGCTGGATCAAAAATTGCGATTTAGAATAAAAAAGACGAATCATCTGAAGAAGTGTTGGTTGGTTTATATAATATTACAAATAGCCTAGAAGAAGCAATTGAAGCAAATTTCTTTGTTGCAAATTCTACTTTTGTTTTCAGATACAGAAGAAATTCTATGTATGCTTTAGGACAATGGCAAATTCAGGCTGTTAATAAATTAAGAAATACAAAACCTACTCTTGACGAAAAAAAAGCAGATGTGAAAAAACATCATTGTGATCATATTTCATATACAATAGCACCAGATTCCCCTTTTGCGATTGAAAAAATTGGAGAACGATTAAAATCATTTCAGGGCGGAGAGTACGATGATATTCAAGCTGTAGATGATTGTGTCGCAAGAGCTGAACATGAAACATATTTATCATCTCGTATTGGTTGTACAGTTACTTTAGATATGGTGTATATCCCTTGGTTACAAGGAAATGAAAAAGTGAGATTTAAATATAGTGAATCTGGCGAAATTAAAGATTGGATTATTAAAAATATTTCTTCTGATCATCCAAATGGCACAATGAATGTTACTATGGAAGAATTTTATCCTTATTATAGTTTAAGTACAAATGAAATTATTGGTATTTATGAAGAGATACCATTTATCGAGTCTACTGGCAGTCAATATATTGATACAGAGTATACTCCAAATTCTAATACAAGAGTTGTAATAGATTTTCAATATACGGTTGATCCTAGTTCTTGGGGTGCTGTTTATTCATCTCGTACTTCATCTCCACATACAAATGAGTTCGCCTTATGGAGAAATCCAAATGGTCAATTTCGTAGTAATTTTTATAATGATACCGGTATTTTTATTGATACTGTTCCACATAATCGACATATTGTAGACCACAACAAAAATGTAGTTTTATTCAACGATAAGAAAATTACACATGAATATGTTACATTTGATGGCGTAGCACCACTAATTTTATTTGCAGAAGTTTTGAATGGTACTGCTAGTTTGTTCTCTACTATGAGATTATTTGGTTGTCAAATTTATGATAATGATATTTTAGTTCGTGATTTTATTCCAGTGTTAGATATAAATAATATTCCATGTTTATATGACAAGGTAAATAGAAAATTTCATTATAATAAAGGCAACGGACAATTTGTATACCAAGATGCAAAAGTCAGACAAATTGCATTTATCGAATCAACTGGTCAACAATAGATTGATACTGGCGTTAAACCAAGTGAAAATATTACATACAACATTGATTTCACACCAATTGAATGTATTAGCAAATATAATATGGTTCTTGGTTCTAGAGTTGTACATAATGAAAATGCATTGTATGTCGGATTTAGTAATGATGGCAAATATTATTGTTGCCGTGGTTCAAACAAACTAGAACCTACAGCTGCAGCATGTTATACAGGTGTTAATACACGATATAATGTTGCATTAAATTTAGATAACAATAATGTGTATTTTAATGATACTGTTGCTTTTACCAGCACAGCAACTCAATTTACTTGCCCACACAATATTGTTATTTTTGCAGACAATGATAATGGTTCTGTTAACGAGTTTTCAAAAATCAGATTTTTTGGTTGTAAACTATATAATAAAAATGTCTTAATTCGTGATTTCATTCCAGCATTAGATGAAAATGATGTTGCTTGTGTGTATGACCGTGTTGAACAAAAATATTACTATAACCAAGGATTTGGAAAGTTTGTTGCAGCGCCAATTGGTATGCAATCATTAAAATATATTGGTTCAACTGGAACACAATATATTAATACTAACCTTTCCGTTCCAAATGGGTATATGGCAAGGTTAAATATTGAATACCCTAGCCTATATCAAGGTATGATTGTTGGTGCAAGAGATGCAGAGCAATTTGGACAACAGTTCTTTTGGGGATTTCCTTATCAATACAATCAGTATAACTATTTATATCAATTTGGACTTGGCGATGGCGGATATTTAAATATACCATCTAATGGCGAAACTATTGATACGAAATATTGTATTGCACTACAAACATTTGCAAATAATATTACATTAATTATCAATAATAATATAATATGTTCTGGTCAAACTGGCACTAATGATACTGGCGTAAGAACTGCAAATCCACTTTATATTTTTGCACTAAATAATAATGGTCGTGCTGGTGAGTTTTTACCAGCAAAATTATACAATATGGCAATTTATGACCATAATAGTACCCTTGTAAGAGATTATATTCCTGCTCAAGATGGAAATGGAATTGTTTGTTTATATGATTGTGTAACAAAACAGTATTATTATAATCAAGGCACAGGAAGTTTTTATTCAAACCAATCTGATTCGATTCCAGTAAATTATTTAACGTGTGATGGTAATCAATATATCAATACTGGATTTGTACCAGACGAAAATACTCGAGTTGTATTTAACTATGAAATTTTACAACAAGACGCTATTGGCTATTATACATTATTTTCATCACGAAATAATGAATGCAGACAAGCGTTCTGTATATATTCTCAAAATGTAAATATAGCACCACATTCAATGCTATCATCTTATGGCGAACAATCAGATATCACATTCCAATATAATATGATTGGGCGGCATATTGTGGATGCTAATAAAAATCAAATTAGTTTTGACAATATTGTTATCGGAGAACATCAATACATCCCATTTGATGCAACATGTGAATTACGATTGTTTAGAGACAATCAACCTGATGGTGGTGATGGTCATGGATTTGTTGGCAGACTATATTCTTGTAAAATATATGATAATGACATTTTAATTAGAGATTATTTACCAATGATTGATTATCGTGGTATTGCTTGTTTATATGATCGTGTTGAACAACGATATTATTATAATAATGGCACTGGTAAATTTGCGACTATTTAATATTAATACATCCCAGCAGAAAAAACTGCTGGGTATTTTTATATAAAGGAGTTGACGGAATTGAGCGTAACTTATCCTGATTTAACGCATACGCAATTTCCAGAGCAAGTCAGTAAAAATGTTGCTTGGAGAGATCCCTCTGCATCTGAAGTAAATCTGATTGCTCAGTATAATTCATTAATTGCTGGTGGGCAAACAGCTTCAGCAATTGAACTGCTAAATGCAAACCCCAGTTTAATGGAATGCATTATTAATGCAGATAAACTAATGACAATGTATCACTCAATCGTAGCTGTAGAAAGATATTTTTATGATAATATCCAAGACAAAATTTTCAGAATTGGTAATCTGAAAGGCGACTGGACTCCTACAATGTCCTCTACTGCTAATGGTGATGATTTATTAAATAAATTTGATGTTGTGAGATATCCTGTAGATGGAATCAGACAATACTTTTTAGTATATGGTGATGGTATTGTTGCCGGAGAAACACCTATTGAAACACCAGACAAATATCTTCAAATCTCCATGAAAGGCGATAAAGGTGACAAAGGTGATAAAGGCGATAAAGGTGAACCTTTTAGATATGAAGACTTTACACCTGAACAGCTTGCCGCATTAAAAGGCGATAAAGGTGACAAAGGTGATACTGGTGACACTGGTTTAGGCTTATCCCCTAGAGGTGAATGGGTAAATAATATTGAATACGAACAATATCATATGGTTTCCTGTGATGGTTTTATGTGGTATTGTTTGCAGCCCAATATTAATACTCGCCCTATTGATGGATCTACATATTGGGTTAAAATGAAAATTTTACTACAAGTTTCTTATGGCGAAAACCCTATGTCAAACTTAGAAGAAGGCGGCTTATGGTTACACCTACAAGAAGATGGTAGAATTTTAATGAAAACAAAAAACAGTGATGGCGAATACACTCCCATGTACCCAGAAACAAGAGCTGCTTATGTAAAAGATGCTACTGGCAAGAGTGTTCAACAATGGATTTATCAACATTATTTTGAAAGAGAAGATGTGGTTGTTGTATTTACTGATATTGAACCTGTATATACTTTGCAAGCACATTTAGCCTCCGATGAATCTATTGTAGTTGCTAAATATGTTTTAACTGACAATTCTCACATTAATGGCGTGATCACATCTGAGTTTACTGTATATGATGAAAGTGGTATTTATGTTTTATACAAGAGAAAAGATACTGAAACACGTTTTAATAACCAAAACTTTGAGTATGGCTCAGAAATGATTATTTGAGTCTTTTTTATTTATAAAGGAGGTAAGTTAATGTGAGTATTGATGCTTTTAAGAATCTCGTTGAGATTCAAAAAATTAAAAAACAAATTCTTGCTACCAGTGGTAACTTAGTAAAATACGATTTTCGACACACCGCAGAATTCAATGGTCAAACAGAATTTATAATTCCAATGCAGACATTTGACTACTCAAAAGACACAGTTATGGTTTTTTCAGGTCGTATGAAATTATCTGCTGTAGATGATTAGATTATCGATGGTACAAAAGTTATTTTGCTTGAAGGTGTTCCTGCGGGCAGAACAATTGATATCATTGTGTTTAAAGCCGTAGTTAGTGCAGATGAAGAATCAGCATTATCTGGTGTTAATATTGGCGTTGGCACAATGCCATTAGATAGATTAGCAGAAACTGTAACTACCAAAGAGTATGTTGATAATGAAATTAATAAAATTCCCATTAATGGCAAAATGGTATATATGATTGATACTTTAGTTGCAGTAGAAGATGGACAAAGAGAATTTATTGTTCCCTTTGATACATTTGATGATGCAATTGATGTATTAAAAGTATATCAAGGTCAACTGGTATTACATAAAAATTCTGACTTTGTGGTTTCTGGTATGAAAGTTGTTTTAACTGAAGGTGTTTCTATTGGAACAACAATTACAATGGAAGTGTTTAAACAAATTGAAACTAATGAAACAGAAGAGTATATGTCTGGTCGCAGTATTAGAAAAGATAGTTTGCCATTAGATAGAGTGATGGATTCAAATTTAAAAACATACACATCCCTTGAGCAGATTGGTATTACTGTAGGTGAAGAAACAATTGATGGTATTATGGCGTCTTTACCGAACAATTCAATGTTAATGTTTCATGTTACATCTTCCAATAATGCGAGTCAATATCCCACAACAACAGCAACTTGTATTATTTATAAGTCTATGGATAGCAGAACATCTTTAACATTAGAAGCGGCAAACACTAGCAGAAGATGGTTCGCTGAACACTACACAGCAAATGGTAATATTACATGGACAGGTTGGAAAGAAATCTTTACAACCGAAGGCGGAACGCTGAGAGGCGGGGATTTATTTGTATCTGATGGTTTAGGTTTGTTCGGTAGTTACAATGGACAGACTTATGCCGTTGCATATGATGTAAAATTCGATAATAATAACAGACGTTCTTTGGTTCTGACCAATCACGCTTCTGGTTAGTTAGAAAATTCTATGTTTTTATATGATGTTATTGATGGAAGTGCAAAAAGTTACAACATCTACGGTGAACACAACATCACCAAAGGCACAACAGATATCGGTGCAGGCTCTGCCCTTGCCAACGGTTGTATCCATCTGGTGTACGAATAAGGCGGTGAGAACATGGCTAAAGGAATGTATGTTAGTAGTACATCAGAGATTCAAATTGGACTCACCAATTTACTTCCCCAACCTTCTGCTTGGACTAAAAGTGGTGCGACTTTACCATCTGTGAATGCATATGAAGAGTTTGTATTTCCGGTTGCTAGTGGCGACTCTCATTTCACTGTTATGTTAAATGCACCTGTTGTTAACCATATTTATTACATTCGATGTATGGTTAAAGCACCAGTAAACTCAACATTTAGCGATGGTAGATTTGAATACTGGGCTTCTGACGCAAATTGTCTGTCAGTATGGGCATATCATTAGAAAACCGACAATTGGGAAATGACATCAAACACAAAAGCATTTACAGATGTGAGTGGAACATGGGTGTTTAGAAACTTCGTAGTAAATACTTCTGCAGTTACTTATAGAAAAGAGCCAATGTTGATTGATTTAACTGCTTGTTTCGGTTCTGGGAATGAACCAACAAAGGAATGGTGTGATGCTAATATACCATATTTTTTAAATAGCACAACAATCACTGTACATACATCAACTGGTGTGTCTAGAAAAGTTAAAAAAAAATAGACAGGTATAAACAATGTTTCTAGAAAAATAAAAGTTAGTCATGTTGGTGTAGATAATGTAGCAAGGAAGTTTTTCTCATCTGCGGACACCCCTGTTGGGTATACATGGACTTTTACTTCCAATGGCACATTCACTGTACCAGATGATGGTCAGTACTCCATCGAATTACATGGTGGTGGTGGAGGCGGTGCTGGTGGTATTAGAGTAACTTCTGATAAATCCACATATGCAGGCGCAAATGGTGGTGCTGGTGGTGGTTCTGGTGCTTTATATACTACAACTTTATCAAAAGGTGCATCATATACAATTACTATAGGCGCCGCAGGGGTAAGAGGTATGAAAAAAGATGTACAAGTTTCATCTGCGACTTATATAAGTGGCTATAATGGCGAACAAGGAGGAACTACATCTTTTGGTAATTTATACTCCGTTGCAGGTGGTAAGGGTGGCACAGGTGCTCAGTTTGTAGGTACGCGTCTCAATAGAGGTAGTGCTGTAGGTACATCATACGGAAATTTAGCATCTGGACAATCTGGTGGCTGTTCTATTGGTTCTTATGGTACAGGTGGCAATGGCGGTTCTGGTAATGCTTCTGGTTCAAGTCATGGTGCAAATGGACAACCTGGTGCAGTTATCATTAAATTCTTAGGTTAATAAAAGGAGGTAAACAAACATGAAAATTGTATTAACAAATGCAGTAGAATTAACACCTATCTTAGTGACAGGTGAATTAAAATATATACAAGGTATTAATCGTGATACATTAACTTTTATTTTTAATGACAGTTTTAGTATGGATGAACTTGATTCAGTATTTACAGAAGATAATTGTGGATCTATTGTTATTATTGGCGATGATGGTAGTAAAGCAATTCATACAGGTTATACAATTCGTGCTGAGTTAGTAAAAAAAGAAGTAGAAATCCAAAAAGCTACAGAGAAAACAGAAGCTGTTGTTGAAAAAAGAATTTTTGTTTCTATGGCACAGAGAACATATTCTGAAACAAAACTTGCCAGTATCGCACAGGAGTCTGTTGACACACAGTTAGCTGTTGCTGAATTAGCAGAAATTATTTTAGGAGGTGCAGAATAATGGTAAAACTATATGTTAATTTAATTAAAAAAGGTCTTAAAACCATTAATGATGTGCCTGCAAAGTGGAGAGAAACAGTTCAAAGCGAACTGGATAAATAATTACAATAAATGAACATTTATAATATTTTAGAGGTGGTTGATTAATATCAATCCCTCTTTTTTATATTAAGAAAGGAGAATTGATATGGGTTCTTCAAAAATTATGGCTGGATCTCTTGATGATTCTGTTTTTGATGGAGTTGCTATGCAGAGTACATCTGAAGAAATTTTAGGAAAGGTCAATAATTTAAATAATACTCTTAATGTAGGAGTTACAGCAACCTGCATTAAATCCGTCCAGCGGATTATCACAACACTTACTTCCGACAGCACAACAACTACCTGTGCACTTTCTGCGTTGATGTGAATTTCAATCCACTTGGTAAAAAGTATGAAAATGGAGAATGGGTGGATGTAAAACAAGAAATAGTTATTGAGCTTTCTCAGTTAGATCGTATCGAGGCTATGGTGTCAAAGACAAACGAAGAAATCGCAAATGCTGCAATTGATGAATATACAGCAATGTTAATGGAAGAAGGTGTTCTGTAATGAATACTAAAATCATTGAGAGTATGAAACGCCTGTATGAAGCAGGAGTAAAAACAAAAGATGAGTTTGTAATCAGAGTTGAAAATGGCGAAAAGAATTCTCTGACAAAAAAAGAATACAAAGAAATCACTGGCGAAGATTACGCTGAGTGATTTAACTAAACACAATAAAATTTCATGAGGGTTAACTACCCTCTTTTATTTTAAAAAGGAGGAATGAAAAATGTCTTCTAAAATAAATGAGTTTGATTTAGATCCTAGTATGGATATGGCGAAACAAACTACATTACAAGAAGTTAACACAAATGTATCAGGAGTTAAAACTGATGTGTCTAATGTGAGAACTGATGTATCTGGAGTTAAAAATGATATATCTAGTGTTAAAAATGATTTGGCAACTGTAAAAACTAAAGTAGAGGCTGCAAACACTTTAATTAATAATATATCTGCAAATGTTGCTCCACTAAAGAGAGCTGATGATTATTTGGTGAAAACTGCAAGTCAGACATTTAATTTTTTATCTACCGCCACAAGATGTAATCAAGATACTGGATATGTCGTATTGGGTGACATTCAAATACTTGCAGATACTTGCGGAATAAGAGTTGACTGTAAGTACACTCATGTAGGAAGTAACCCTGGAGTTCTCAGATTTCATGCTGGTACAGTAGATAGTGCTGGGAATTTTTCCCCTATGTTTTCATTGGAAAGTTTGAGTAATATAGCCGCCGGTACTTCAAAAACATATGATAAAATATATACTAATTATGGGCTTGGTAACAGTTATGCGGGTCAAACTTTCAAGCTTGCGATGATAGTAAACACTTATGGTACGCCATCGAGTGGAGCTGACTTCGATATACAGAATGTTCGTTGCAGAATTATGGGTTTCAAAAGAACTGTAACTACAGAGTTATATATAGCAAATTCTTTGAAGTCTTATGGTTACGGAGATGCTGCAGAATTAAATCCAGCTCCTAGATTAGATAGAACTGAACTATGGACACAGAATGACTACTATCTTTATAATTATTTAGTTAGTCAAGGATGTATTAGAACTGTGGATGGTATACCTTATATTGTGAAACTATAGAGTAATAGTTCTTATCGTATATATTATTAAAGGAGGTATCATGAATTATGTATGCTATATTAGATGAAAATGATATCTGTGTTCTTATAGCTAGTGATCCTGGATTCCACGAGAATGTAGTAGAAACAGGACTTGATGTTCTTCATAAAAAATATGTAGAAGGTGAATTTATAGATATTGGATTAAAGAGCGAAGATAATACTGTATTAGATAAATTATCTAGTATTGAATCTTTACTTCAAGAACCCTCAAACATTTTAGTTATCATGGAGGCTATAGCAGAACAATATGAGTCTCAAAAAGCAGACAATTTAATTATTATGGAAGCTCAAGCTACTATTTATGAAGCATTTATAAATAAGTCTGGAGGTAATGAATAATGGCAGAATTATATTTTAGATTAGTAAAAGCAGGACTGAGAACTTGTGATAAAAATAATACTGAAGTGAAATTAGTGCCTGATGAGTTTTTATTAGATGTACTACATCTTTTAACGGCGTTAGGGTATGACTCTAATGGTAATAAAATAGTATAATAGGAGATGATATTTTGTTGACTAGAATTAATTGTTCTGTAGAGCAATTTTCTAAAATATATCATTCGGATTATATATATTATGCCTTACGCCCCCTTATACGCAGCAATATATTAGATTTCAAGTTTATAAGTATCCAATATTTATTTCCAGACCCTCTTGACAATGACAAAGATATATGGAGCCAAAATATTGATAATCCGTTTATAAAAAAATATAAAGAAAAGCAAAAAGCTTTTGGTGAAGAGATACTATCTAAAGGAATGTACTTCCCTCTTTGTGTTTACCCTATAGAAAATAAAGGATGTTTTTATGTGTATGAAGGTAGACATCGTGTTGCTGCTTTAAGGTTTTTAATGGATGATGGCGAATTATCTCCTGACTATAAAGTTTTATGTATCATATCTAATGACTGTGTATAGAATCTTATGGATTATTATCAATCTTTAAAATTATCTTCGCCATTATCATATCGCTATTTATATCTTGATTCTGTAGTGAATTATATCCCGCCTAAAAATATAGGGTGTTTGTTAGTAGATAAATATACTATACAATATACAACTTAGTATGTAGGTGAATTGATAAATGCAACCATGAATTATCAACGTCAATTATCTGAAAATTTTTATAATTATCAAGATGTTACACCTAGTAAATATATTAACGATGAAACAGCATTTAATCAATGGATAAAAGGATTTGAATAAAATGGATATTATTTCAAAACTTAGATTGGTGGAAATAGAATTATTTTCTTATTGCAATCGCAAATGCAACTGGTGTCCAAATAGTTATATAGACCGCAAAAGTAAAATTGAATGGCTTAATTATAATGTGTTTACCACTCTCCTCCAAGAATTAAAAGTTAATGGATATGAAGGAAAATTTTCATTTTCACGTTATAATGAGCCATTTTCAAATCACGAAGAATTGCGTGATGCAATGCAATTAATAAAACATTATTTTCCTGATACAACAATTGTGTCAAACACGAATGGCGATTATATTAATGAGCAAATTCTTCAAACAATGTTAGTCGATGAATTAACTATTATGGATTACGATTATAAAGGCAGAGATTTTGTTTTGCAACAATTACAAAAATGGAATGTTTCAGATATCATTGAATATGACCATTATTTTGTAGGTAGATACAATGAGAAAACAATTCTCTATTATTACTCATGGTTAGAAACAGCAAATATTTCTGATCGTGGAGGTAATTTAACAGAATATTCTAAGATAAAAAGAGAGGCTCCGTGTTATGAGCCTATTTATTTTATTGGAATTAATTATGATGGGACAGTTAGCCCATGCTGTAATGTGAGAAACGATTGTGAAAATCAAAAAAAATATATTTTAGGTGATTTAAAAGAAAGCAAATTATCCGAAATGCTATCATCTAAAAAATATTTAGATTTTGTAAAAAGTGTAACTTCTGCAGAGTTTACATCTGATATGCCGTGTTTTTATTGCAATAATAGTGGCGGGAGATACACACGAGAAAAAGGAGGTATTTTATATTGAAACATGTAGGAATTTTTGTGCCAGCAAGATTGAGTAGTCAGAGATTACCAAACAAACAGACTTTACCAATTGGTGATACTTGTATGTTTGAAATCTGTTGTAAGAAACTGGATTATATTAAAAGTTATTATGGTCTAAATACATATGTCTTGGTTTGTGACAAAGAGTTAATTGATATTGCTAAAAAATATCCAAATGTACAAATTATTATTCGTCACCCTGCTACAGCAGAAGCAGAAACTCCATTACGATTTATTTTTAAAGACATTCTTGGCGTACCAGAAAAATACTTAATGTTTCTAAATCCATGCCTCATTTTTCTAACACCACAAACTATTATTTCATCAATCGGCCAATTCTTAGCGAGCAAAAAAGAATATGGCACAAGCGTTAAAAGATTTCAAAACTGGCTTTGGGATAAAGATATCAATGTTAAAACGGATATTGATTATCAAAAATTAACCACAAAAGAAATTGATCCATTATATCAAGCCGCACATTGCTTCCATATTTTTAATAAAGAATTATTTAAATTAGATGGATATATGCTGAAAGACGATTTGGCACTGATTGAAATTCCCGAAGAACAAACCATCGATATTGATACAAAGGAGGATTACGAATATGCAAAATTCAAATACGAAACCTCTAAAGTACATTTTTGATATTGATGGAACTATCTGTAGTCAAGAAGAAAATTATGCGGACGCAAAACCATATATGGATATGATACAAATGGCAAACACTTTGTATGATAACGGAAATAAAGTGGTTTATTATACTGCTCGTGGCACAGAAACTGGAATTGATTGGTTCGATCTTACAACGCAACAATTATCTGATTGGGGTGTAAAATAGCATGAACTGAGATTTGGCAAACCCGCTGCAGATGTTTACATAGATGATAAGGGTTGTAATGCAAATTATTTGATATCTAAAGATGATGCCGAAAGTTTAACTGTAATCAACAAGCGTTGGGGTAAAGAGTATTTACTGGACATCACTAAAAACTATGCAATGAAAAGATTGCATATTGATGCAGGATTAAATATATCTCTACAATATCATGTTAAAAAACATGAGACATGGCATGTTGTTGAAGGTGTTGGGATTGCCAAAGTAGACGGAAAAGAGTTTCGTATAAATATTGGTGACACTATCAGAATTCCGGCTGGCACAATTCATCAAGTAAAAGCCATTACAGATTTAGTCATTATTGAAAGTTCTACAATTGAACTAGACGATATTGTAAGGATTAAAGAGGAGTTTTAAATATGTTTATTGGAGAAATTGGAATTAATCATAACGGAGAATTATACACAGCACTACAGTTAATTCAAGAAGCAAAACGATGTGGTGTTGATGTTGTAAAGTTTCAGAAGCGTGATCCAGACTTTTGTGTTCCTGAACATCAAAAAAATGTTAAACGCATCTGGAAAGGTGAAGAAATGACTTATCTTGAATATAAAAAGTCAATTGAATTTGGTAAAACAGAATACGATATTATTAATCAGTTTTGTCAAAAAATTGGTATTAAGTGGACTGTTAGTGTATGGGATGTAAATAGTGTTGAATTTATGAAGCAATATAGTTATGATATACCTTTTATCAAGATTCCAAGTGCATGTATTACAGACATGGAATTAATCCATGCCATTAATGATTGGGGTATTCCTGTTATTATTTCTGATGGGATGAGCACTGAACCAGAAGTTTTAAATGCAATATATAACTTAGATAATTTACTTGGTATTTTACATTGTAATAGTACTTACCCATGTGCTGACGATGAGTTGGATTTAAATGTTATTACAAGATTAAAAAACATGTACCCCACTTTAGCAATTGGATATAGCGGTCATGAAATTGATACGCTGCCTACTCTGATTTCTGTTATTAAAGGTGCAGATATTATTGAAAGACATATTACATTAGACAAAACTATGGAAGGTACAGATCATAAATGTAGTCTGGATATCGCTGAATTAGAAGAACTGATTTCTCAAATAAATCGTATCCCTAAAATTCTTGGCACACATTATATTAACATATATGATTCTGAAAAAAAGATTCGAGATAAGCTTAGAAAACAATAAGTAATTTTGTAGAAAGCGAGGCTTTATATGATTGCAACACTTTCGGAGGAAAAGGCGGTGAGAAAATGACACTTACCGAATTAATTGATTATATAGATAGAATCCCCTCTTCTACTCTTCTTGTTAGTTTGATTATTTTAGGAGTTGTGATTGGGTGGTTTTTATCAAACAGAAAAGATATCAAAGGTCTTTGGGATTCTTGGTATCAGACGAGAAAACGGAAAGATGAGTTACTGAATATGTTGTTATCGGATCATGACAGAATTTGTGCATATGAAGATAATCGTAAACATGACCGTGAGCAATCATTTGAAATTCAAAAACAACTTATTGATGCTAATACTCAATTAGCCACACAGCTTACAGAATTGTCTAGGATGATGCAAGAAAATCAAAGAAAAACAGACCAGCGTTTTGCAGAAAGTGAAGAACGCAATCAAAAAAGAATTCGTGCAGAATTAAAAGATAAAATAATGAGAGCATATCGTTTGCATCATAAAACTAAAAAGATTACAGCTATGGAGCTGGATGCTTTGGAAGGATTGGTTGAAGAATAGTTTGCGGTCAATGGCAATAGTTTTGTTCAAAACATTGTTCAGCCAGAAATTTATACATGGTCTGTAGTTGATGAATTTGAAGAATGAGGTGGTGAAACATGGCTACCAAAAAAACTACTGCAGTTAAACCAAAAAGAAAAAAAGAGTATTCTAAAGTTTTAGTTGGCGGAGTAATGATTGGTGTCGCTTGGTTTATTCATTGGTGTACGAGAGCAATGACAGAATCTGGAGACTACTCTGCCCTTCCTGATCTCATTAAATATGTTTGTATTTTAGGTGCAATTGCATTAATGTGCTATGCTTTTAGATGTAAACAGAAAGATAGAGTGGATATTGAAATGGAAAGACTGAAGAATATCAATGAAATGAAAAAGAAATATGGTGACGATTTTATTTACGAAGAGATGGCAGAAGTAAGTAATGATTACCCTAATTTCTAATATAAGGAGGCATCGAAAATGGATATTACATGGATTTTTGAATTATTAATTATTTGTATTGTATTCTTTAGTAAGAAATATTGGATTCCTATGCTGAAAGGAACAGTAATTTTAAAAGTTGCAAAAACACTGGTTTCTGCAGCGAATGAGTTACATATCACTGGCGAAATAGAAGATAAAGCACAGTAGGTTTGGGATGCAATGGTGGAATTTCTGAATAAATATAAAATCACTTTTGATGAAAAAGAAGTTAAAGCTTATATTAAACGTGCTGTCACAGAACTTCGTATTGATATTTCTAATACAGATGCCGAGTTAAAAACAGACATTATTGAACAGGGTTAACCCCCCTGTTCTTTTTTTATTGTTTGGAGGTGAAACCAATGAATAAATTAGGCAGACCTGTGATGTATTATCAGACAGATCCAAAATGGGCAAACCATGATTACTCTACCAAAGGAGAACAGACAACCATTAAAGCAGAAGGATGTGGGATTACTTGTTCTGCTATGGTTATTTCTTCAATAACCGGCAAAACAGTAACACCTATCGATACTGCTGAATGGTCTAAATCACATGGATATAAAGCATTAAAACAAGGTACATACTACGCTTATTTCAAACCACAGATGGCTGAGTATGGAATAAAATGTAGAATGATGAACAGTGCTAACTGTTATAATAAACCAAACGCATCTGTTCACAAAGAAGTTAGAAAATCGTTAGAGAATGGCAATTGGATTATTGCAGTTGCTGGAAAAGGCGATTTTACATCTTCTGGACATTATATTCTTTGTTATGCAATGGATGGTGACAATGTTCTTATTAACGATCCTTATAATAAAAAAGAAATTTGTTCTAAAATGCCTTGGGATCGCTTCATAAAACAGCAAAAATATTACTGGGAAATTGAAATTCCTGAAAAATATAAGGAGGACGATGAAGTGATTGTAAGAGAAAATATTATTGTTGATGGCGAAGAGTATACTGTCGAAATGATTAATAAAGATGGTTATACATATATTAAAACCAGAGACATTGGTGCAATATTCGGTTACAATATTTCTAATAAAGGTGGTACACCTATTTTAGATAAAAAGAAATAATATAAAGAATTTAGGGAGTGCATTATCTATGCCTCCCTATTTTTTTACAAATAGAAAAGCCCGCAAATAGCGGGCAATTCTTGGATTTAGAAAGATGGAATAACTGTGGATGTTACTCTTGCATATTATCAATAATTTCTTTTGCTTTGTCAATAGAAATATTTTTATTTTTAATTGACATTAATAGTACATCAATTTTTTCTTGTTCTAAATCTCTTTCTAATAATTTTTTCTGATTTTTTAATTCAGTTAAATGTTCTTCAGTTATCTGAATTTCATTTACTACATCCATAATTTTTTGTTCAGTCGTTTTGTATTCTTTAGGTCTTCTAGCCATTATTCTCTCCCCTTTCTCTTAATATAAGTGTAGTATGGCTTCCTTAAATTTACAAGCGGTAATATATGGATATTTATTTACATTATAGAAACTTTTTATGCAAAAAATATGTTATTATCAAAAAATTTTGTACTATACAGCAAAACACCATCTTGTTACAATGAAAGTATAAGGAGTGCTTTTATTAATGCAAAAGGTATGTTGTTTGCTGACGATTAAAAGGAGGTATTATTATTAAAAACAGTAAAGCAGCAATCTATGTACGAGTAAGTACAATTTATCAAGCAGATAAAGATTCACTTCCAATGCAGAAAAAAGATTTAATCAATTATTGTGAGATTGTTCTTGGTGTCAAAGATTATGAAATTTTTGAAGATGCTGGGTATTCTGCTAAGAATACAGATCGTCCCGCTTTTCAGAGTATGATGCAAAGGTTGAGAAATAAAGAATTTTCTCATGTTGTAGTTTGGAAACTAGATAGAATTTCTAGAAACATTGGTGACTTCGCAAAAATGTGGGATGAGTTTGAAGATTTAGATATTCAGTTTGTAAGTAAGACTGATAATTTTCAGACAGACACACCTATGGGTCGAGCAATGTTGAATATCATCATGACATTTGCTCAGTTGGAACGAGAAATGACTGCAGTCAGAGTAAGAGCAACAATGATTTCACGAGCCAAAGAAGGTAAATGGAATGGCACAGCGGCTCCATTAGGATACAAATTTGATCCAGAAAGCATGTATCCAGTTGTTGATGAAGATGAAAAGAAGATTGTACAAATGATTTTTGATGAATACGAAAGAGAACCATCCGTATTACGCATTGCAAGGCTCTTAAATGAACGAAAGATTCCAACCAAGAGAAATGGTAACTGGTATGCTAAATCCATCACACAGACGCTAAGAAACCCCTTCTACATTGGTACACTAAGATACAACTACCAAGAAAGTGGTAGAGGTAAGATTAGACCAGAAGAAGAATGGGTCATTGTACCAAATAATCATGAAGCAATTATTTCACAAGAACAGTTTGATAAAGTGAATGCAATTCTTCAAAAAAGAGCTGAACCATGCAGACGAAGAATTGTGGGCGGTCATACACATTCTTTTAGCGGTTTATTAAAATGTGGATTATGTGGCGGAGGCACATCTGCACACAAAGATACTAAAAGAAAAAATGGATACCACCCTTCTTCTTATAGATGCTCTAACAGAATGCACGGTAATACCTGTATGAGTAAAGGCGCTATCACGGATACATATCTTGGTAATTTCATTTTAAATTATATGAGTAATATGATTACCATTCAAAACAGTAAAGACTTTACTAACTTAGAAGAAAGATTACTATCTGGTAAAGCCTTCAAAGATGTTGCATATATCAGTCAACAGAGTATCGAGGATATAAAAGAAGTTTTAAAATGTGGTTACAAGCCGAATAAACTTATCACAGTCAGTCATAATACTGAATATTCTGACACAGAAGTATTTAAACAGCGTCAAGAAAAAATCGAGAGAGCTTTAAAAAGGTTGGATGATTTATATCTGTTTTCTGATGACAGTATGCCTGAAAGAGATTATCTCGAAAAAAGAACAAAATTAACTGCTGAATTAAATGAAATCAACCAGCAGATACATGCAGCAAATCAGAATAAAGATGCAATGCTTCCACTGGTTGACAATAAATTACTTGATAGATGTATCATCGACTGGGAACTCGGCAGAGGAAAAGAAATTTCCTATCAAGAATTAGCCGTGAATGTTGATGAAAAACAACTACAAGATTTCTTCAATAATGTTATTGATTATGTTTCTGTGGGTGATAACAGCACAGTTTTGGCAATTAAATTTAAGAATGGCTTAACACAGAACTTCTTATATCGTTGATATATCAAGGTTTACAATATCATGTTAGTATTGTTCATCTGACAGCCGAAGGTTTTAACTGTCATGAAAAGTGGTCTACCAAGTTCTCGACTTTTTTGAGCCACTTTCTCTTTAACGATATTCATATAATAACGCTGTCTTTCTAGCTCGTTCATATCTTTATTATTTAACATAACTCACTCCTTATCTAAAAAAACATTTATCATTTATAATAACATATTTTTTGCATAAAAAAAAGTGGCTACCTAAAAATAGCCACTCTTTTTATTTATTTGGTAAACAAAGCTATATTTATAGTTTTATGGTTTTTGATCTATTCTTCCAAGTCTTCCTGAGTTGTAATATTATTTACACGCAAGAATTCTTCTATTAATGTTTCTTTTTCCGGCTATTCTTTTTTCATAATATCACCATTTAATTTTTAAAATATATGATATGGATGTGTATACACTTTTACCGATTGTATTTGTTGCGGCGATTTCTTCACATCTCACTTCAACTTGATATCCATTTTTTTCAATATTGTGTGCTAATTGATATGCCTTATCTTGATAGTCATACTTACACCAAGGTTTATCAGAAGGAATTGGTACAATATACTCAATTTCATATTTACCCATGTTTGCTGCTTCGATAATCAGACTCTCTATATTCTAATTATATTTATCAGCAAGATGTCTTGCATATGCTCTTTTAATCAACAATATCACCTCTTACTGCTTGCCTGTACTGCCATGACCGCCTCTGTCATCATTTCCCAGCTCTTCAACTTCAATAAAATCAATCGCTGGCTGATGTTCTACAATTCTAAACTGGCAAACCCTGTCGTTTGTTTTAATTACAGTATCTCTCGCCGCATATACAGGCATAAACCACTGATCATTATCGCCGCAATATGTTTCATCAACAACGCCCATGTGATTTGTCTGAATCACGCCAAAATTTTTAAATGTAGAACTACGAGGAACAATATGTGCTTCGTAACCTTCTGGTAATTGCATTGCCACACCAAGAGGGATTAGTTTAAATTCACCAGCACTAATTGAAACATCTTCTGCTGCTCTAAGATCAATCCAATCAGATTTTCCATCAATATAGCGAAGCTTTTCGATTTCATCTGTAAAATATTTAATTTTAATTTCTTTTTTATTCATGGTAGTTGCTCCTTCTCCAAATAATGATTCCCTCATTTTTTCTCTTTCTTTAAAATAATTTTCCCATGCTTTTTTAGCATTTTTTAATTGTTTGCTAGTCATATTTTTATATTCTTCTGGAATGTAAAATCTATCATTTTCGTGAGGATAACTTTCCGGCATCGGCAAAGAATTAACTTCAGCAATAAAGTTATCCTGACTATTTACTTCTGAAATATATGTATCAATTTCGTTGGCTCCAGTGTGATTATTTTCTCTCATAAGACTTGTAATTCCCCACATTGTTTTCATCCTTTTCTGCATTAGGAATCATACTTGCTCTATACTTCTGATTTTCATATGCTTTTAATACATTTTCTACAAGAGCAATTCTTGTCAGTAAACCGACGCCGCCAGGAACAGGTGTGCAATAATCTGTTATTTTCATTACGTTATCTCTGTCAAAATCGCCACACATTTTTCCGTTTTCATCAAAACTAATTCCTACATCAAAACATACACTGTCATGCTTAACATAGTCTCTAATTAAAATTTTAGGTTTGCCAATAGCACTCACAACAATGTCTGCATACTGGCAATGATTCCGCAGACGCTCTGTTTTACTATGACAAACAGTAACTGTCGCATTTCTATCCAACATCATTTTTGCAAGTGGCCTACCAACCAATTCTGTACGATTGATAATGACAACATCTTTACCTGTCAGCCAGTCTTTACCCTGTCTGCTTTCAATATAATCCACCACTCCTTTAGGAGTACAAGGATCGAACTCAGTATCTTTTCTAAATCCATCGACATCCTTTTTCTTTGGAATCATTTTTACAAACTTATCAAAATATTTTTCTAATTTTTCGGGCAGTGGTTTCTGGATAATTACACCATGAATCATTTCATCATGCATGATTTTAATAATCTCTGTTCCAAAATCTACAGGTTCAATGTCTTCATTAAATTTATGTAATACAGCTTTCATTCCAACTTCTTCGCAATCCTTAATTTTGCCATTTACATATTTGTTAGATGCAGGATTGCTACCGACTTGAATAATCGCCAGTGTGGGAACATCAAATCCCATGCTGGTATTTTTTTGAACGGATTTTTTGATATCTGCTTTTCTTGTTTCAATATAATCTTTAATATCTTCTTTGCTACAAAATTGCATTTATTTCACTTCTTCCTTTTTAATATCATCAATTAAAGAAAAAATTATTTTTTTCAATTCTTCATCTTGCACTGGTAATACATAAAAGCTAAATGGAAATAGCTGCTTTACACCTAAAACATCATCGTGAACAGAATAAACAACCTCAGATACACAAACCATAGATTGCTCCATATATCGTTCAGTTAAAACTGCCTCAGACACAGATCTATCTTTTACCTTGAACCAATAGTCTTTATATTTTTCATCCAGTTTGATAAATTCAAAATCTTCTTTTTTCATACTACTTCTCCAATAGGGCGGAGAATGAACCCCGCCCATTCGTTCCAATTTATTTTGTTACAACAGTATTTGCGCCCTTAATTGTTACCCAGCCATGCTGCATTCTTGCTTCTGCATTTTTCATATCAATCAGACCCTGTGTAATACTTTCAGAGATAACTCTGTTGGCTTCTGCTTCAGCCTTTGCTTTTGTGATTTCAATATCAGCCGCATTCTTAGCTTTGATCAGTTCTGTTTCGGCTTCTACTTTTGCTGTTTCTTGTTTAGCCTGAGCCTCTTGTTTCTGCTGCAGTGCTTTTACACGATTATCAATTGTCTGCTGTAGCTGTGCATCTGGATGTACATCAATAATATCTGCATTGATTACTGTAATACCATATGTATCTTTAAATTCTTCGTTCAGATGATTCAGAATTTTTCTGTTGATTTCACTACGATTGCCGGAGTAAATATCCATCATTGTATAGTTAGTTGTTACTTCAGAAATTTTAGATTTCAGAATACCTCTTACACGGTTATTAACAATATCTTCACCACTCATGCCACGGTATCTCTTGAATGTATCAGGAAGTTCATCCTGAATAAATGCATATTCCATTCTGAAGCTGATTGCAATGCTTGCGTCGTCTGCTGTTGCCACATTAAAGCTATCATCAGATTCACTGCCATCTCTCGCATCCTTAGACATTACCAGCTGTTCATTGGCAACTGTAAATTCTTTAACATGCACAAAAGGAGATACGAAATGCCAACCCTGTGTTAGAACTTCATCTTTAATACCACCGTTCATGGAGTACTGAACACCACAATAGCCGTTTGGAATTTTTTCGATACATGCAGCGGCACAACCAATACCGATCAGTAAAACAAATGCAACAACACCGCCACCAATCAGACCTTTTTTGACTTTTTTTCGTTTTTCTTCTCTTTCTTTTTCATACGCTTCGTAATCATACATCATTTTTTGTTCTCCTTTTCTTTATCAAACTCTTCGCTCAAAATATCTCTTGTGTCGCTAAACATGTTATATAATTTATCCCCAATCCAAACAAACTTTTTGGATAAACAGAGCCAAATAACAATAGCAACTAATATAACTATTAAAATAACTACCGGGTTCATATTAACCTCCCAACCAAATTATCACTGGCTTTGCAATCCATGTATTAATTAAGATGATAGCGACACCTGCGATTACCATATAACCTGCAATGTCTTTAAGTTCTAGTTTGTCTCTGTCAGAACAATGATGATCGATTGTGAGCTATGCCCTCAAAACAATGCCACTAGCGATAGCCATGAATCCTAAAAACGTAACCATATTTTCACCCCTTTTCTATACTTGTTTTAATTGAATTGATGTATATATTTAAAACAACACCGAAATCTTTTTCGCTGATTTCAGTTTTGTCGTCAAAAAGATGGTAATGCATAAATGATAAATATTCTGCTGTGTATAAATTGTTTTTATTCCAGTCTTTATCTATCGTTATTCCCCAACCTTTTAGCAAATTTAACTCTTCATCATATTCACATACTTTTAAGTAATAAAAATCATTTTTACTTTTGAAATACTTTCCTACGAATTGAGGTAAAAATTCTGTATTAATCTCTTTTTCGAGTTTATGTAATTCTTTTTCTTTTTCACGTATTTCTTGTTTTAACTGGGTTATTCTTTCCTGCTTATCCATGTAATCACCTTAAATTTCAATAATATCGTCAAATAAGAATTTTAATTTTTGAATTTCTTTTTTGATATGCCAATGCCCACAATACCATTGTTTGTATTGAATTAAATCATCAACTTCATCTAAGAAATATTCTGTACTCTGATCAACTGTATTCTGGTTAATCGATGGCAAAAACGCCTCTGTTGGAATATATTTATACGGACATGTATGTGACACAACATAATCGAAATTACTTACGCTTGTGACAAATTTTAAGACCTCTAGCATTTCCTCTTCTGGCATTTGCTCAGATTCAAACCAGTACCAGTTCATTGCTAATCTATAGAATTTATCTACAGAATAAGCACCACCAAGGAACATAAATCTTTTTCCGTTCAATGTTTCAATATGAAAATCTTGAACAAAAATTATATTTGGATATTTTTCTTCGCTATATCCATACACATAATTATCTGTTCCAATTTTATGTTCTTTCAGTTTATAACCCTTAACATTCCAAGCTCGTTCTTCATGGTTTCCATGCACAATTAGAAATGTTATTGGTATTCCAGCTATTCTTTCTTTAAGTCTGTCATCTCTTTTATCAAGATAAAAATTTATGCAAGCATCGCCACAAACAATCATAATGTCGTCTATGCTAGTATTATTATCAAGACAGAAATTCTATATATGGAAAAAATCTCCGTGTGTATCGCCCGTCACAAATATTCGACTCATATAACTATCACCTCTTAGTTGTAACTAGGGTCATTTTTATCGTTTCTGATGCAGACAAAATCTGCAAACTGAAGACTCTTTAACCCACTCCTTTTATTTTGGGATTCACCTTTATATTTAATTTCTATGATTTTTCCAATCATCTCATCCCTGTGTTCCCAAAAGGTTGCACGCTCTTCATCTGAGTATCCACCGCCAATTTCAACTTTATTGCCTTTATAATCAACAACAAAAGCTCCAAGCTTTCCTTCGTTTTTTCCTTGACCTTCTTCATACCCGATGATTCTTAAATCTATGGATAAAAACTGTTTGATTTTTATAACATTCGTTGTGCGTTTAAACACATAAGGAACATCCTTGTTTAGCATAATCCCTTCCCAGTCATTATCTACAGCATATTTTAGCCATTTATGAATTTGATTAGGATCTGTACCTTCATACACCATTTCGACAATTTTCAAGTTACGAATATTATTATGTTGAAAAAGATACTCTAAATCTTTCATCCGCTTTTTCCGTTCACTATAATTTTCGATAGTATGATTGCCAACAATTGTATCTGCTGGAAAAATATCAAAAATTACAAACTCAATGTCAGATTTATCTTCTGTATCAGAATTTAAAATACTCGATGTGATTCTGAAATTCTCGTTATCATCAAGATTCTCTACATTTTTCCTTATCAATTCGCCGTCGATAAAGTATGTACTAAGATATAGTTTTTCAATATCGTCAATGATATGTTGTAAACCAGATATTTCTTTACCTTGGCGAGAAATAAATTTGCCTTCATAAAATGATCCTCTATGTCCATTCATTTTTTTACTTAAAAAGAATTTTTCGTTATCTTTCAATCTCAATTTTTCAAACGAAGAACCTAGCTGAACTTTCCAATCTGGAATTAATTGTGGAATCACTTTATTGACAATTGCTTTATCGCAACCAATTTTAAGTGTTTTGGTAATCATACCTTCATAAAACCATCTATCTGCTTCATCTTGGAATTTTACAAAACCTTGTGCAACTAAAATGTCGTAATCTTTACCAGTATTATTTTCTTTTAAATAAGACATACAATCTTGCCAAGATACTAATAACATAATGTCGCCGTCGCATTTGATGTTCTTTTGCAAGGATTTTTTTGCGATACCTGTAGTCACATTATCGTCTAACAGAAATACCAGACATTCTTTGAATAATTCATTATCCTTATTGGTTTCAATAATTGCCTCTTTATCTTTTTTGCCAGAGGTGTTTTTTAATTGCTCAAATATTTTGATTACTGTTTTCATTTAATCAATCCTTAGTTTTCTGCTTCTTCTAAAATCTCATTAATGTTTTCATACATATATTTGCTTACTTTTCTATATCCTTCTGTATTATTCTCTTCGGAAAATCCCCTAAATTTTACCCTTGCCGGATATGCATTTATTATTTTTTTATCTTCTAATTCAACTACAATTGACCATCCAAAGATATGCAGAATCATATTGATCTACCATAACATTCCAGAATCTCTAAATTCTTCCCAAGTTTTTTTGTTTATCATGCAAGGCACTCCTTAATCTTCCATAATATCAATGAGTCTGATAAAAATATTTACAATATCCAAATACAGTCCAACAACACTATCTACCGCATTATCCAATGTTTTTGGCATCTCTTGCGCCTTTGCCCAATCATATCCTACATATAAACAGAACAAAGCAATCACAACAAAGTCAATTATTGTTGGAGATACACCGCAAAACACGACCATTAGAAGCTCAATTATAATTACAAAAAGCAAACTCATAAACAGAATTCTACCCATTGATAAAAACAATTGCGGTTTCAATGTTGCTGCTATCATCATTAAGCATGTCATGCACGCAGTTGCACCAAACGCCATAAGGATTGTTAGTTTTGCAACATCTTGTAATGTAACACTTAATACAGCGCCGATAGGTAATACAACCAAGTTATAACCAATGAAACTTACAAACGGATTTTCTGAAAATGCGCTCATACAAATACCAATAATGGCTGTAATAAAATACCCTATTAATAATTTCACTGGACTAATTGAAGCAAAATATTCTCCACCAAATGCACATGTAAATACATTTACAATAAAACCCCAAAGGAGCATCACTCCGATAACAAGATTCTAATTTCTTAAACTCAATTCTTTTCCCATAAGACTACCTCTTTTAATAGAGAGCAGGATGTTACTCCTGCTCATAAATAACTGCTTTCCACGCCTTTAATGATTTTGGAACATCAATTAGTCTTTGATTATCGCTACCTCGAAAAGCAATTGTTACATTTCTTCTGTCGTGAACGAATTCGCCATCAACAAGCACATCGATATATTTCAGCACTTCGTTTCTAAGATCCCTTGCTGGATTACAATCTTGAGTCATAAAACAACCAGGTTCGTAATAAATGTTCTCAAATTTATATCCTGTATATATCCAAATTGTTTTATCCGGATAATTTTCTTTAATCACTCTGCAGAGTCTATAAACTTGCTCTACATTTTGTGGATGCAAAGGATCTCCTCCGCTAAATGTGATTCCTTTAATATAATCAAATTCTAGTTGATCAAATATTGTATCAAGGTCTTTATCTGTTAGTTTGTGTCCAGCGTTACAATCCCATGATTCAGGATTATGACATCCTTCACAATGATGTTCACATCCAGCACACCAAATTACCAAACGGAACCCTAAACCATCAGCAACACTGCATGTTGTAATATCTATAATTCTCATACGGATACCCCACTATGCTTTTCTCTCATTTCAACTTCTTGTTGTTTGCCATAATTAAATGCTGTTTTGTAATCATTTGTTAAATAACCAGTTACTCTACGTAAACGCTGAATTCTTTTGCTTCCGCACATGGGGCAAACATCATTAATTTCATCGCAATAACCACAATCTAAACATGTATCATTGGGAACATTAATTGCAAAATAAGGAATATCCTGATCCATTGCATAATTAACAAGTGTTTCAAGTGCCTCGATGTTATGTTTTACTGAAGATTCAAGTTCTACATATGTAATACATCCAGCACTAGAGTATCCTGTTAACTGCGCTTCTAAATCAATCTTTTCAAATGGTGTCATTTTATGCCATACAGGAATATGCATAGAGTTTGTAAAATAATCTTTATCAGATACTTTTTCAATCACGCCATATTGTTCTTGGAATTTTCTCATTGCTGTATGACAAAGATTTTCTGCTGGAGAATAATAAACACCAAAATTCAGTTGATATTCTTGTTTGAACTCAGCACATCTATCTTTGAATAACTGCTCAATCTGTTTTGCCAAATCCATACCTTCTTTTGTTGTATGGTCACAACCAATTAGAATCTGCAGTGTTTCCGCAAGACCTAACTGACCTAAAGCTAGGGTGCCATGTTTTAAAGCGCTTCTAATTCCTTCTTCTGGAACATAACCAGCCATTAGATTATTTTCATACATGAATTTTGCAGATTTTGGATTCTGTTTACAAATCCACTCAAATCGTTCAATAAGCATATCTTTTGCCTCATGAATTTTTTGGTCGAGAATGTATAAGAAAATATCTACAATATTAGCATGTGTATCGTAAGTCTGGTCTTCGTACAGTTCTTTTGCCATCATAGCCAATGTAGGCATAATGATTGTTACAGGACAGATGTTGCCTCTACCATCTTTAAGCTGACCTAAGCCATTAATGTCGAACAGGTTGGCTGTACGACAACCCATTGTACTAAAATATGTTCTAGGGTCATTAATATCGTATCCTGCGTTATTACTCCAATCCACATTGGCATAATTGGGATACAGTCTCTGTGCTGTAGATTTTAATGCCAATTGGAACAAATCGTAGTTAGGATCGCCAGGTTTTCTATTTACGCCTTTCATACACTGGAAAATACCACAAGGGAACACAGACGTTCTATGTAGTTTGCCGATACCATTGATTGATACTTCTAACAACGCTTTTGTTACCATTCTGCCTTCTGGTAGAGTACACGTGCCGTAATTCACAGAACTAAATGGAAGCTGATTACCAGATCTACTCTGCAGTGTATTGAGGTTATGCTACATACCTTCAACTGCCTGATATGTCTCTTTTGTCGTCATATCCATTGCGTATTGGTATGCTTTAGGATGCGCTGCTTTTAAATCCTTGTCATCAATATCAGTGTATTGAGTCCAAAATTCATCAGCGTTTTCTTGATACATATATTTTCTAGGCTCTGCTACGCCCTCAATATACTTAAAACCATCCATTAGATGTTTATAAAAACTCTTTCTCACATAAGGAACCATTGTATGGTCAATATGGGTAGCGGACACGCCGCCAAACTGCATTAGTGATTGCAACTGGAATAACACTGCTACAAGCTGAAATGCTGTATTAACAGAATTTGCAGGACGTACATCAGTCTGTCTTGTGTTAAACCCATTTTTCAGCAAATCATCTAAAGGTACTGACAGGCAGTTATGCATGCCTACGGCATAAGAATTCAGATCATGAATGTAAATAATATTATTCAGATGGTTGTCTCTAGCCATTTTTGACACACAATAGTCAAGAGCATACTTTTTCATCATTGTGTCTGTTGCCTCGCCGGTTCTGCCACCAAAAGAATGTTCATCTACATTGGCGTTTTGATTTTGAACATTTGAAGCTTCAACCTTTTCCCTAATGGCTTGCATAAAACCATCGTACTGGGATCTTGCCATATCTCTCATCTATCTGTATCGAACATATGCTCTGGCTACATCTTTTCTATTGCTAGCCATCAGTTTTTCTTCAACGATATTTTGGATTTCTTCTACAGACATTGTTTTATTTAAAGATGCGATATAATTAGCAATATCTCTCGCCTTGTCTTTTGCATACTGGCTTTCTTCACCATCTACATCAACAAATGCTTTTAAAATCGCTATTTTAATCTTATTTGAATCAAACTACATTTCTGTACCGTTTCTTTTAATTACCTTCAATAGCAACACCCTCCTTAATATCTTTGACATATACTTTCAGTTTCTCTAATTGCTTATATTTTGCAGATTCATAATTTGTACTGTCTTGTAATAATAATGCAATCTGTCTATCACAAATCAACTCAAGCAATAATTTTTTATTCTTGTCCATGTTTACCACAAACCTTTTCATAAATCTGACTTACAAAACTTTTATTGCAAATTGCATATTGCTCATCTATTTCCATCAATCCACAATCACAGCACTTTCTTGGTTCTGCCATGATTTTTAAACAATTGTCATTGATTGCTTGATAATAAATATGATGCTCATTACAATATTCGATTTCAGCCATACATCCAATGCTTTCTCTATATTTGCCAAAAACCCACATTTCATCACACTGATCTAACAACCATAAACATTTATCAAGACCGTCTTGATATTTCTTTTCTGTTTTGTATGTGAAAGAAAAAGCGTGGATTGGCGAGATAAATAAATACTCCGGGAATTTGCGACTGAGTTCAATAATTAACTCAGCCACAATATCCTCGTTTTCCTTTAATCCGCCATATGGATGTGAAATCTACACAACTGTAGAATATTTCATCATAATGACCTCATTTCATGAATTTGTTTGGCAATGCTCCAAACAGGGTCTCTTTTAATAATTTTTACGCCAAACTCATTTTCAAATTTTCCAAATTTCTTATGGTCATGCATAATACGTCTAATTGATTTCATTACGCCATCACCACGTTTTGTCATTCGCCAAAATCTAACAATCGGACTTATTTTTAAATAAACAATTTTGTATGGTCTTGGGCTATTATAAATTCTTTTAAATGTTTTGATGCCATCAGGATCGATCACATAGACATCTGATTCATCACATTGTTCTTGTGTTGCCCAATAATCATTTCCATCAAAAAATGTGTGCGCCACTTTGTTAGGCATTTTTTCAAATTCCTCTTTTGTAACAAAAATATGTCCTCTTTCACCCTCGTACCTGGGTTGCCTTGTTGTATATGATTCAAGCATTGTTAGTCCATAATTCTTTTCAAGCTATTCTGCGATTGTCGTTTTACCGGAACCAGATTTTCCGACAAGTAAAATTAATGATTTTTTCATTCTGATTTTGCCTCCTGTTGTTTTTTCCACTGTGCAATCAGTTCCATAACAACATTTTTAGGAGGATATTTACCACAAGAAAATCTTTCTGGACAATGTAACAGATGTTCACATTTAGGCATAAAATGTTCTTTTACAAGATATGCCCACTCTTCAGAATATTCAGATAAAGAATTTTCTAAATCATTAAACCATCCTCTGAATTCATGGTACGCTCTTACACATTTTCTTTGATGTGACATATCCGCCAGCGTTCTAAAATTATATTTGCCGACCATAACAGATTCCATACCAAGAGGTAGTGCATTAGCAGAATCTTCTTTAGGGATACCCATTTCTTCTAGTTCGTTTAATCCAGCCATAATATTATTCATAATTGTTGAATCATAAATAATTTTTGCTACTGGATTAGCTTCAATAGAAGGAGGGGTAAAATAGTCAAAATCAGAGTAATTAATATATCTTGTACTTGCTTGCAGACGAGAAGGAGATCCACCAATATGAGTATAAATTTCTCTCATAACTCTTGCAGAGTACCCTTCAATCGTCATCTATACTGTTGGAAATTCCCATGTTCTGCCATGCTGCGATTTTAGACAATCAATACCTCTTTTGTAATTCTTTTCATCGTCAGATACATCTGTTCCATAACACACACCAGCCATATATCCAATCATTGTGATTGGTTTTTTTGTTGTAAATGGATGAATCTAAACCTTTCCCATACTGTTGCTCTTCCTTTCTGTTATTCAACTGTCCATACATCAACATTAAATTTTCTGCCAAGCTGACGAGCCTCTGCAGTTGTCTGTACAAATACATCAATTTTATTGCCTTTAATCGCCCCGCCAGTATCTTCGGCATATCTAATACCAAATCCATCAATTTCAACTGCTGTCCCCTATGGAATCACAGATGGATCAACAGCAATTGTTCTTCCAACAACTGGCATTACACCTGTTGCAGTCGGAGAATTTGGAAACTGCTCCTTAGAATAAAAAGATAATTCAAACTTACCTAAATGTTTTTTCTGTGGCTTTTTTTCTGTTGTGATATTTAATTCTTTTTCCAACTCATCAATTTTTTCTTGCTGAATCGCCACCATAGCACTTAACCTATCTATTTCTTCTAGGTTTTCTTTATTGCTTTTAGACCAACCATATACTGTATAAGTTAATACAAATGTAAAGGCTATAAAACAATAAATAATTTTTTTATTCATTCAATCAACCCCTTATCCGGCATTAACTTTAATCTCCTTAATGCCATTTGCGAGTTTTTCAGCCATTTGTCGATCAAACTAGATTTTCACAAATTTATTGTTGCCAATATAAATGTACTTAGCATTATTTTCTAATGAATTAATGTTCTGAATCATTTGTTTCACCTCTCTTTATTAACCCAATAATCATCTCGCCTATTTCCTCAACGCTGTTGGAATCACCATCAAATTCATGGTACGGAAGCCGAAGGTCTTCAAGAGAGGCTTTAAAATATTCATCAAATTTTTTAGCATCCTCTTCATTTTCGTTTCTTCCATTTGGATTAAAAGGTTTTACTCTATTCAAAAAAATGTTGAGGTTTTTCTATTTGTTAAATGTTTCATAAACAATACTTTCGTATGCTGCATTCCAAAAATAATCCGTTTGGTCTCCATAGTACCGGTTATACGCAATAGACATGATTAAAGGTCTATCGGTGATAATTACATCTACTTTTCCGTTACATCTAAATAATCTATGATTCTGTTTTGCAAAGATATAAAGCTCATCTTTAAATGTTTCTTGTCGATTTTCCCAAACAAGCTCCTTTGCAAATTCGCTGCACATTTCACAGTCAATATTATTCCATTTTAACTATGCAAATAAATGAGCCATCATTGTAGATTTCCCAGAACCTTGTCCACCAACTAAATTTACAACCAATGTATTTTTCATATTAGATCTTCCACATCCCTTTTTACAAAACAGTTGTCACAAATTGTATCACCATCAACTGTGACAATGTATTTGCCATGAATAGGCTGTAAGCATAAATCACAATATACAGCTGTAACAATATTATTATCGTGACACTATGGGCAAACCTATTGTGTTTCATATGGCGGAGTATCGAAGCCATGAGACTCGACGACTTCCGCCCAATCATCAAATTCTGAAAAACAATTTAAGCATGTAAAGTTTTTTCTCATACAGTTCTCTTCTTTACTTTTACTTTTTTATCAAGATCCGCCCTTGCATCATTAATGGCTTTTTCTGTTCTCATAGCTACCAGCCTATTAAATGCAATTTCAAGACCTTTTGTTAAATTAAATTCATCCTCATCATGGCATTTGCTTACACCCTTACAACCACCATTACGCAGAATAACTGTTTTACCATCAGTTTTATATGCATAATCCTCACCGAAAATTTTAATTGTTGTCCAATCAGTCCATTTTTTATTTTCTGTTTTCTTTTCAACGGGTTTCTCGTTGGATACTTTGGTTTGCTTTTTATTTGTTTCGGTTTCTTCTTTTACTTTTGCAGGTTTTACTACTTTAAAATAATCATAAAAATATTCGGCATAACATTCGATTTTTGTGTTATCTCTTAGCACAGTAATTCTATATTTATTTACATCAACGACTTCAAAATTTTTATTGATAAAATGTGCAATATAAGGATGTTCCACATAATCAAATGTATTTGCTTTTACCAGTCGAACAATGTCACCTTTTTTAACTTTATAAACTTCCCTCATGATAATCCTCCTTATTCAAATAAATCACTGAGAACTCTAGGACGATATTGATTTTTATCGAAAGAACTAATAACTTTCTCAATATCTGTAATATCGGAAGTTGTGAAAATTCCTTTTGCAAGAATTTCTGCAACCTTTAATTCATTTTTTAATTTTCTTCGTTTTGTTAATCTGTCCCGCAACATTCTGTAGGCATTATATCCATCACATGCATTCAAAGATTTGAATTCAATGTAATGGTTGATATCAACAATTTCTTTTTCTACTTTATCTAATTTTGATTGTAGATCAGCTTTTTTTGTTGCAGCACTCTTAAATATCTCTACTACCTGAACAATCTGTGTTGTTAATTCATCATCAAGCCCGCATTTTGTATCATAATGCTTGGTGTATTTTATTTCTTTTTTACTCGCATCCTGCTTAATGATTGCATCTGTTGTTTTTATATCTGGCTTACATTCGATAACCTTTTTGTCTTCAATCGCTGTATCTTCAATTTTTGTACTTTCTGAAGATTTTATTGTTGGAACTGCGTCTTTTGACAATCTAAAAACTTTTCTCAGGGGTTTTGCTAAATTATTATAATAAATCTTTTCTGCATCACCTTTAGAAAGAATTAAAGCTTTGCTTGCATCATGTTCAGGAACATAGGAACCAGCTTTATTTTTTGCAATATATCTAATACCATCTGTGATCACGTATTTATTCACCATTACACCTCCTCTTCTTTTGAATCATATTTTTTGATGTTATCAACAATCCGGTAGTTTGTAAGCCACCAGTCATACTCATTCGGAATAGCAGACCATTCTCCATTACTATCTTTTACTCGTCTTACATTCTTTTCCCAATTCAGAATCTGAACAACATCACCCTCGTTTACCTGGTTTTTTCTAAATTGTGTTTTACTGATTTTTAAAGGAATCCTCTTACCTTTAGATAATGTATACGCAGTTAATTTAGGGGAAAATTTTGTATCAACTTTCTCGATAAGAACGAATTTGGAATATTTGGAATCAGCAAAATCAATATATCCAAGATATTTATCTTGATAAGATAAAATCTCACCGATGGTCACTTCTCTGTGTGTATATTGCTTTTGGACAACCAAATTCATAAAACAACTCATATCAACTTGTGAATACTGTTTCGCTGTTTCTTTTCCGCAAAACTTTTTGATTTCATCATAAGAGATACCAAGATCCCGAACTTCTTCTTTTTTTAATGTAGATCTTTTGTGGTATACTTTAAAAACATTTAAACATGTTAAAAGATATGGAATTTCTCCAAACTCTTTAAAATACTCAAGTTTAATTAATGCCTCAATCTGATTAAATTTAATGGGAAAATTCATTTTGCAATATGTAATTAATTCCATAAAGTTATCAAATTTCATATCACGAAGAGCATATAAATCATCAGATACTTGTTCGTTTACACTTTTTACAGAAAATACGCCTTTATAAATTGTGTTGTTATCTTTATCAAACATATAATCTGATTTTGAATATCTGAATCGAATAGGCATTAATTCAACATTTGATTTTTTTGAATATTTAACGATATTCCCGATTTTTTCTACCTTTGATCTAAATACATTCATCGCTGCAGTAATAAATTCTAATGGATAATAATATCTTAAATATCCACAAATATATCCTACACAGCTATATGCATCAGAGTGATTCCAAGAAAAAGAATATTTTGATGCATCTAAAATTACCTGCAAAAACGGCTTGATAATTTCAGAACATTCATCAGTTTTTAATTCATATGCGTCTGTCGCATGACTCGTAAATCGCTCTTCAATTTCAGGTAGAAACTTTTCAGTACCATATTTTTTTGCAATACCTCGACGTACTGTATCGGATTCTGCTTGAGTGTATTCACAAAATCTTACAAGAAATTGCATAATATCTTCCTGCATAGTTACATGTCCCATAGTTGGGGCAAGAAAATCATCGAGCTCTTTTAAACCATTCTGATAAAACTCACCACTCGCAACGGAATCTCTGTAGCTGGCACACGCAGGTCTCAGTAGACCATTACCAAATGAAAACCATTTGATATAGGAAAAATCTTCATTTCGTTTCTTTACTTTTTGAATTGTTTTATCAGACATAAATCTTTTTAAATAAGATTGTGCTGACTCTGATTCCCATTGAAAAATGAGCGTCGTATCTTCCCTGATACTTTTCCAAACATTTTCGTCATTCAGGTCAGTATTATCTGGGTTTAAACGATCAATTCCAAGAATTCTACATGTTTCATTAATTACACCGATGTTATCAAGACCAAGGATATCTAATTTAACATACATCAGAGCATCGAGTTCTTTCATGTTAATCATTGAGACTGGATATTCAGAATCTTTT